TGTGTTAACAAACCCTTACCTTTTAGGGGTGCTAGCAGTAAATTCAAGATTACAACATTTCAAAACATTGCTAGTGGTAATAGAATTATTACCAATGATGCAAAAGAGGTGGCTCAAATCATTGAAATATTAGCTAGTTCACAATCTCCATTCATTAATATAGTTCTTGATGATATGAATTACATTAGTCAGGACTACTATATGAAGAATGCAATGAAGGGTGGTTGGGATACACCAAAGCAAATTGGCTATGGTATGGGACTTATCTTTGATGCAATCAATAAAGTTCCTGAGAATAAGAACTTTATAGCATTAGCTCACTTTGAAGAGTATAAAGATAAGAATGGTGATTCTATCTCTTATAAGTATAAGAGTACTGGAAGTATGGTGGACTCTTACATCACACCAGAGGGTAAATTTGAGATAGTTCTCTATGGTAAAGCCACTTATGATGAGAAAGAAAAGAAATCTATCAGAGAGTTTGTAACCAATGATGATGGTGTATATCCAGCAAAAAGTCCTGTTGGAATGTTCCCATTGTATATGCCTAATGATTTAGGTATGGTGGTAGAAAAGGCTAAAGAGTACTACGGATAGAGATGAATTTCTTTCTTATATAAAGTCTGGTAAGTTATCTTTGAATATAGCTACTAGACTTTTAGTAGAGTATTGTGTAACAGAGCATAATAAGGATGTTAATATGACTAATACATTTATTCAATTGCTTATTACAACAGGTCAGTTACAACCTTATATAGAAGAAGTTATAGAGTACTATAAGAAGAAATTTGCTATATGTGAAGTTATAAGGTTAAGAGATAACCAAGTTTTATACATGTATTAAAATTAAAGAGAAGATGAAAGAATTAAGTAGAACAGAACTTGCAACAGTTAAGAGAACTGCTGCTAATGTGAAAACATTCAGAGCTAAGAAAGCTAAGTTAGAAGCACAGAAGGCTAAGATTGATGCAGAACTTGAGTCTGTAAACAAAAGTATTGACTTATTTGAGCAACCTATCATTGAAGTGACTGGTGGTTATACCTCAGAGCAAGTGTTAAATGGTGAAATGGATGCAGCTTTACAACAGTTAAAGACTGCTGAACAGCCTGTTGAGGAAGTAAATGTAACTACTGCGGATGTTAATGTAGAAGCTCCTGCAAATCCCTTCATGCCTACAGAAGAAGCAGGCACAGATGTAAATCCATTGCCTTTTGAAGCATAAGTAATAACATTTTAAACAATTTGAGATATGAATAATTTGAAAAAAGGTGCTAAAGTATTTATGGCTTTTGCCGCAGGCTCTGAATCTAAAGAGAGCAATAGAAAACTCTATATGGGTATTGCTCCTGTATTTGTAACAGCAGTTAACCCTAACAAGGAAATGCTGAGTAAGTTTTATGAGAGTGATATTGATGAAGAGCCTGTATATCTTGGTGAATCTGAGGTAGGTCCTGATGGTAACAAGACTAAAGTTCCTCAAGTAAGAATTGATTTCTTGGTTGTTTCTGATGCTGCTAAGACTAATGGCATTGAGATGAGAACCAAGATTACTTTCTCTATTAAGAAAGCATTCAGATACAACAGAGATAACACCAAAGTTCAGGTGATTGACAAGTATGGTCAGACTGCTTGGCCTACTATTGAGGAAGCTAAAGCACATGCAATTCCTCAGTATGAGAATGGTCCTGCAAACCTTGACAAAGACTATAGACCTGCCTATATTGGTGAAGAAGAGTTGACTGGGTTTATCAAAGCCTATTTGAATATCCCTAACCCATCATTCAGCTACAAAGACAAGAACACTGGTGAACTTGTTACCAAGACTTTGCCTAATCTGGATGATGCTCTGGCTAGACTGGATAGCATTGACAACTATTTCAAGGGTGACTTCAAGGAGCTTGACTCTATCTTGAAACTGCAACCTAAGAATGTTGTGAAGGCATGTTTTGGTGTAAGAACAACTGATGAGAACAAACAATATCAAGCTGTTTATACTCAGAAGTTCTTGAAGAACATTGTTACTAATTACAGCAAACTTGATGCAGATATTCAAGGAAGAAAAGCTGCTGGCTCCTATCCTACAACTGAGTTCAGTATTGAACCTTTGCATGAATATTCTGTAGAGTCAACTGACTTCTCAGCAGGTGCTATGCCTTTCCCTCCTGCAAATCCTACAAATGGTAATGCAGCTCCTGCTGCACAGGTAGGTCCTTGGGGCTGGGTACAGTAATTAAAAATAACCTTTAACTTGAATTGATATATGGCATTTAGTAGTGGTACAACTAGCATAACTCTTAATGATATTCTGAGCAAAGTCAGTGAAGCTGATATACTCTATCATTATTTCAACGTGAGTAATATTCCATGTGTAATATCCAGTCCTCTTAGGGTGGATAAAGCTCCTTCTTTTGGTATTTATACATTAAATGGAAGCAAGATATACTGGAAAGACTTATCTAAGAATACCTCAGGAGGTCTTTGGGATATGCTAGGTGAATATTGGGGGGTGAGTTACAGAGAAGTCTTAAAGAAAGTCTGGGATGACTTACCTAATATATCCACTACTTATGCTAAATCAAACAAGATGGGCAAACCCCAATCAATTAGCAGTTATAGTGAAAATACTGACCTGCAATGCAGAATAAGAGAATGGAGGAAGCATGATATTGAATATTGGCAGTCCTTTGGTATATCTCTTGATTGGCTAAGATATGCAGATATATATCCTATTTCACATAAGATTGTGATTAAGGGAGAGAACAAGTTTATATTTGCTGCTGATAAATATGCTTATGCCTATGTTGAGAGGAAAGAGGGCAAAGTTACTCTCAAAATATACCAACCATTCAATACTAATGGTTATAAATGGTCCAATAAGCATGATAGGTCAGTTATAAGTCTTTGGACTAAAATACCTGAGCAAGGAGATAAACTTATGGTTTGTTCTTCAATGAAGGATGCTTTGTGTGTTTGGGCTAATACAGGTGTGCCATGTATTGCAATTCAAGGTGAAGGTTATGGTATGAGTAATACTGCAATTAGTGAACTTAAAAGGAGATATAAAGAGATTTATATACTACTGGATAATGATGAAGCTGGCTTGGAAGATGCAAGGAAACTGTCAGAGTCCACTGGGTTCACTAATTTAGTGTTACCAGACTATGGAGCTAAAGATTGTAGTGACTTATTCAAGCTCCTTAATAATGTGAATGAGTTCAGACAGGTGATTTTCAGCCTTATAAATGGAGAACAAGTAAACATTAATATCCCATTTTAAATTAAATAACATTGTGGAAGCAAGAAAGATTTTATTCGTGATGAACAACAGTTCAAGTCAGAAAAGTATTATGTCAGAAGCTGAAACTCTTGGTGCTTTGAAGGCAGACATGAGAAGAGCAGGTATCAACTATGACAACATGACATTCTATGAAGGTAGAACAAGAACAGAATTGAAGGATGATGCCTCAGTTCTGCCTACTAATATTCCTGTTGCAGCTAAAGGTACAACCCCTGCCACTACTACCAATGACTTGGTGTTCATGTTGACCACAGCTAACAAGAAGATTAGAAGTGGTGCTGGTGATAGACCTGCTGCTTATGCTAAGATTAAGCAGCTTGGATTGCAGGATGCTTGTAAGGCTAAGTATGGTAAGAACTTCACTCAGTGTAGTACTTCTGATTTGGAGGCACTAATTGCAGGTGCATCCCCTAAAGTTGAACCTAAAGTAGAAGCTGCCCCTATCACAGGTAATACTGCTGTTATTATCAGCAATGCAGGCAATAACAAGCTTCAAGTTTCGAAGATAGTAAAGGAGACTATCAATGTAGGCTTGAAAGAAGCTAAAGGCATCGTTGAGGGTGTTCCTTCAAGAATCCAAGGATTGACTAAGGAAGTTGCTGCTAAGTTTGTAAGTGACTTGATTGGTGCAGGTGCTATGGCATCTATTGAAGGTCAAGGTGGTGCTCCTGCATCTGTTGCACCTGTACAAGTAGTAGATGTAAAGGCAAGAAGAATCTTAGGTCAATTATTGAATCTTCTTATTGATGAAGAGGATTTATATGGCAACTATTCAGAATTGCTTGATGACCTACAAGGTGAATGTGGTGAAACTCAAGCTGTAGAGAAAAAAGCTGAACAGCCTGCTCCTAAGAAAGAAGAAGATAGACTCTCTTCATCAGAATTGGATGCCATGTTTAGTGGTTGGGCAAAGTAAATAACATTAAGAGGTTGGTGAGTATTCATCAGCCTCTTTTTTTTTGGTGATATATGGAAGAAAGAATAACAGAAAAAATAACAAGCATGTATAACTCTATCATGGAAAAGCCTAATATTATTTATGATATATTTAAGGATTTCTATGGTGAAGAGTTTGTAGATATGCAGAACTACCTATCACTAGAAGAGTATATATCTTTTATTAGGAGGAACTTCTCAGAGGAAAGGATTCTTGAACCAGGGAATAATCTTTATGGTTCTGACAGGTTCAATGAGATATTTATATTAGTTAGATTTCCAGAAGTTAGGGTAACTAATGAAAATGATAGATATATAGACATCTGGGAGTTGTATGCTAAAGTAACTTTTAATTGGAGAGGTGAATCAAGAGGAGACTTCCTGCTAAATAGAGCTGAATATGATGTATTCCAGTTACAGAATAACTATATGCACAGTCATATTCATTCTATACCCACAAGTAACTTCACATCATTTCAATCTCCTTGTTTAGGCAGTGGTCCTATTAGAGATACTCTTGCATTACTAGCAGCAGACTTTGATGAACTAAGATGGCAATTATTCTGTCTTGAGCTTAGTAAATATGTTCAAGTAGAGTCACTTGCTGGAGGTCCTTATAAGAGAATGGAAAATCTTGGTAAGAATAGTATGAGTCGTGGTGAGAGTAATTGGTCTATGTTTAGTGATGAAAATTTGCTTCATTTTAATTCATTTAATAATGAAAGAGTTAGACAATTTGTCAAATGGCTTCTTGAAAGGAAGAAACTCAAGTTTGATTTTACTAACGGTAGTTATGGTATTAGTATGCCATATATCACTTGGAGAATATTCTTGAGCAATGAATTCATTGAATGGTACAATATTCAATATGCTGAGGGTAATGCAACTGCTACATATTTAGACTTGCTTGCAGAAGGTGTACTTGTAAAAGGAATCATCAATAACAACAGGTTCTATTATGATAACAGTGGTAGAGGAACTGACTATTCAAGATATGTAGGAAAGAAAGTATGTATCTTTAAAGGTGAAGAAGTAAGACTAGTGGTAAGGGATTTGGAAAGCAGAGCCAATGATAATAACTTATCTAATTTTATTAACAACAGACTTGCAGAACACATATATAAATGTATTTTGAAAGTAGTAAATTATGAATATGGAAACAACAGTACAGAAACCCAAACTGCTGGACCTAGTAAAACAGTCATCTACATATAAGTTGATTGTAAGCCCAGAATTGGAACAGAAAATAAGATATTACTTGGATAGATTTCCAAGAGATGAATACTCAGGTACTTTATTCTATACAGTATCTGGAAGTTTTGAAACTAAAGACTTGGTAATTAATGCCTTTGATTTCCTATTGCAAGATATAGGAACTAGTGGCTATACTGAGTTTAACCAGTCTCCTGATGTAATAGGTTATATGGTAGAGCATCCAGAGTTACTTGATGAAAAGGTATATCAAGGATTAATGCACTCACATCATATATTAGGTGCATTCTTTAGTGGTACAGACTTAGCTACTCTTAGAGAAGAGGGCACTGATAGAATTCACTTTGTATCCTTGATTATTGATACTAAAGGTACTTATCAAGCAGCTATTACAAGAGTGGTTGTTGAGGAGATGCAGGCTACTGGCTTCATTAAATATCCTACATTTAATGGTCAAGAGGTAACTGGAAGCCCTGTTACTTATAGCTTCAATAGAAAGAAGCTTGAGTACTTTATGCTTGATGTAGAAAGACCTGCCATTGAAAATCCCTTTTCAGAAATGGCTGCTAGGATTGAAGAAGTTAAAGAACAGAAAGCTAAAGCTGCTAAAGAAAAAGCTGCAACAACTCCTTATGGTAACTATGGTGGTGGCTATAATAACTATGGTCAATATGGAAACTGGGGTAAGAAAGAGGATAAACCAGCAGTACCTACAAATGGCATCAGTTACCAGACTAATGTAGGAAGAGGTAATCTAGCAGTACCTACAAATCCTAACTATGTACCACCTGTACAGAATGAGTTACCTTTTGAAGAACCTGATGTTGATGTGCCACCTCCTTATGGTCATGTTAAAGTTGACCCTGAGACTATTAATGATTTAGCTGCTCAGTTAGTTACTGGTGACATTAATTACTTTAAACTAACTGATACAACTCTTGATGAATTAGCTAGAGCTGGTGAAGAGATGTTTGAACAAAGGTTTGAAGATGAAGAGCTATTCCATGCTTGGGCAGAACAATATGTAGAGTTCCTTGTGTACTATACAGAAGACCCTAAGCTTGAGATGTTTGATGATGAAGTACTTGCTGCATTAATTGCACATGACTTAGCAGAGGTGCTTAGTGCACTCACTACTAAAGGTAAGTATATTAATCAGTTCATTGAAATATTAAATAGATATATCATTTAATTATGAATGAAGAAGAAAGAGTAATAGAAGCAGTGCCTACTGATTATGAAGAGGCTATGCAGACTGCTACATTTGATGAGGCTCCAATACCTGTTGTAGAGGAGCCATTATCTTCTGATTTAGCTGCACTAATAGAAGAAGCTAATAGATTTTTAGCTAGTAGAGAGGTTGAAGAAATTACCCAATACCTTACTAATGCAGAAGAATTGCAAGAGATAGTTGAGAATACTCTAATTGAGATGGAAGAAAGTGAAGAATCAACCCTTATAGATGATACTCTTCAAGGGACTAGGGTGCCATCAGTAGAATTGACACCAGAGGAACAAGCTGCACTTGACCAAGCAATTGCTACTCAAGACAGTGAGATACCTGTGAATTCTGCTACTCTGCAACTGCAAGAATCTACAAGTAGATTTAGTGGTGCTGTCTGGTATGAAGCTATTCGACAGAAATCTATTATATTAGCTGGATTAGGTGGTATTGGTAGTTATGTTGCATTTCTATTAGCTAGAATGCAACCAGCTAGAATCACTATGTATGATGATGATAGAGTAGAAGCTGTTAATATGTCAGGTCAGTTGTATAGTGTAACAGATGTAGGAAACTATAAAGGTAATGCCATTTATCAAATGATGAAGAATTATGGTAACTTCTATAATGGTAATGTGAATACTCAAAGATTTACTGACCAATCCTTAGGAGGTCCTATAATGATTTGTGGCTTTGATAACATGGAAGCAAGAAAGGTATTCTATCAAAGTTGGAAGAACTGGAGAGACACAACTGATGATCCATCTAAATGTCTATTCATTGATGGTAGATTAGCAGCAGAAGAATTTCAAGTAATTGCAATTCAAGGTGATGATGAAAGGGCAATGAAACTCTATGAAGAAGAGTGGTTATTTAGTGATGCAGAGGCAGAAGAAACTCTCTGTAGCTATAAACAAACTACATTTATGGCTAATATGATTGGCTCAGTTATGGTCAATATATTTGTTAACTTTGTAGCTAATGAATGTGACCCAGTATTCCCAAGAGATGTGCCCTTCCTTACTACCTATGATGCAATTACTATGTATTATAAAGTAGAAATGTAGTATGGCAGTAACAATTAACTATAGATTTGCTAGTACAATTGCTGGCTTATTCAGATATGAAGGAAGTGATGAGTATCCTCATTTATCTCAAGCAGGTATAAGTTGGTCTAATAATAATGTGCTTAATAGGTTCACTAAATGTGATTTAAGTGGTCCAGAGTTTGAGGTTCCAGTTGCTATAAGAGGTTATGCTGAGAGAGAACTAAGAACTACTATTGGGAAAACCTTTTCAAGTATAGGAGAAAAAGAGTTAGTGGTTCCTATAATTCAGCAGAGTTATATTAATAACAAAAGAACTGCTGATTCTATACTCAATCAACTCCTTGAATCTACCATTCAATATGGCATGGTGAATATAAAGACAAACAAAGATATTGAGTATCATGGAGGAAGAGGCTATATCTTTGATGCTAATTTTAACCCTATATTCTTTGCTACTCTGATAGGTCATTATGATGTTGAAGATGTCGGCAATAGAGTGAGAGGTTGGACTTGGACTGAATGTAGAGTGTATTTACATCCTAATATAATCATTGACGGTAGTGACTTAATAGGTAAAGGTATAATGAAGAAAGTTCTTCCTTATTTGTTAAGTAGCAGAGAGGTTCTTCCTTATTCTAGGGGAAATTGGATAAAAATAAGTGAGAATATTAAAGTCAAGGTTATTATTGAAGATGCTAGTAGGTTCTTTAGAACTCCTACACCTATGAGAGCTGACTTTACTAATGAAGAGATGAATGAAATGTTAGCAGCTCATGCAGATGAAGTTGTAAGACAGTTTAAGTTATGACACTAAATGAATATTTTGGTAATTGGATTAGAGTTATAGATGTTAATGAGTTGAATAAGGTTACTGGGATTATAGGCAATATAAGAAAACCTATATGTCCTAGTATTCCTGATGTATTCAGGTCATTCACTCTGTGTCCCTATGAAGACTTGAAGGTAGTTATGATAGGACAGGACCCATATCCACAGAAAGATGTGGCTACTGGTATCCTATTTGGTAACAGGAGTGAGGTAAGCGAAGATAACTTATCTCCTTCACTAAAGATTGTTAAAGAGGCATCTATTAATTTTGAGGTTCCACATAATAGTATTATCTTTGACCAGACTTTAGAAAGTTGGGCTAATCAAGGTATATTGATGATAAACTCAGCATTAACTGTAGAGATGAATAAAGTGGGAAGTCATACAATGTTATGGAGACCTTTCATCACTAAGTTATTAAAGAACTTATCAGAGTGGAATACAGGTATAATCTATGTTCTATTTGGAGAACAAGCTAGAACATTTATACCTTATATTAATAGCAAGTCTAATATCATTCTTGAGGAAAAGCATCCAGCCTACTATGCTAGAATAGAAAAGAGGATGCCTTCAACAGTCTTTGAAGAAGTAAGCAAACTAACAAAAGAGAAGTATGGTGAACCTATTAAATGGTTCCAAGAGTATTAATAAATAATAATTTCAATCATGAAAAAGTATGTATTTATAAAAACAGGTGGGGCTGTAGAGTTAGGTCAGAAATTGGCTAGAGTTGTAGACACATTTATGGGTCCTATCACAGTTGAAGAAGTAGAGATTACAGAGAAAACACTACCTAAGTTTATTAAGGAAGGTGTAATCTCAGTACAGGAAGAAGAACCTAAATGCACTCATGTGAATATTAACTATTACATTGAACATCTTGCTGCAAGAATTAACTGGAAACCTGAAAACTTGCTTAAATATTTGGAAAACTTAGCTAGTATCAATGAAGCTGCTGTGTTCTCAATTCTGTTGAGAGAAGTTGCAATTGTGTTAGATAAGAAATATCCAGACCATATTGAAAGAAGCAAGGAGATTTATGTCATTGGCATGACTGATGGTGAGATTCATAAACTGAGAGAGTTACATAAGGTAAAGAATTTCAGAAACTTTGCTGCATTCAGAACTATTGAAGATGCTCTATGCGCTAAACATATTCTGAAAGATTTTATGAAAGAATTGTTTAAGAGAGGTGGAAAATAAGAAGGTCAAAAATGCTACCCCAACAGTAAGTAATGGTATTGAGTTCAAGTCCAAGATTGAAGTTATGGTATATAATACCCTAGTTCAACATGGATTTGAACCTCAATATGAACCTATTACTTATGTAATCTGGAGTGGATTTAGACCTACTATACCTTTCTATACAAGGAATGAGAAAACTAAACAACAGATACTCAACCTTAGGAAACTAGTGGATGTAACATACACCCCAGACTTCTACATAGAGTACAAAGGATTAAAGATTATCATTGAAGCTAAAGGCTTTGAGAATGATGTCTGGCCTTACAAGTTTAAGATGTTCAGACATTTGCTTGAACAACAGCCAGATAAAGATAAGTATTTAATCTTTGAGATATTCACAAAGAAACAATTGTTGGAAGCCATAGAAATAATTAAAGGTTATGGAACCAGTAGAGAGAATGATGAACTTAACCAAGTGCCTACCAAAGGGTGATATTGTGTTAGCACAGAGATTCACTGATTCAAGAGATTTTGAGTCATTGCAGGAGCTTGTTGATTCAGCTATCATTAAGGTAAGAAAGAGTTTAAGGAGTGATAATCCTAAAGAGGAGTATCTTAGTTTAGATATGGATGAATTGGTCAAACTGAAAGCAGAGGTAGATGTTTATGTAGAACAGTTACAAATACCTTATCAGGATGATGTAGAGGAGTTTGAAGATTATGCAGAAGAGTATTAAGTCCATAAGTTGGCAAGTTACAGAATCTGTTTATAGAGCAGACCCAGCTATCAGTTATTCTACACTAAGTAGGTTTGATAGAGAAGGTTGGAGAAAGATTGGAAGTCTCTTTGATAAGATTGAGTCACCAGCATTGAGATTTGGTAGTGCAGTTGATACTATGTTGACTGATGGTGAAACAGCTTTTACTCAGAGATTTATGGTGTGTGAATTTCCATCGTTATCAGAAGTATTAATATCATTAACTAAAGAGTTATTCAATGGTTATGGTAGAGACTATAGAAGTCTTGATTTAGTACCTGATGAGATAATATTAGCACACTCACTATCCTATCAATCTAATTGGGGAGATGAAGCTAAACTCAAACATATTAGAAGTAAATGTGGAGATTATTATAAGTTACTTGCACTGTCAGCAGATAAAGAAATCTTGTCTCAGAAAGACTATGATGATACTGTTGCTTGTGTTAATGAACTTAAGACTAATCCTTATACTAAGGGATTCTTTAAAACCAATCCATTTGATACTAGATTTGAAAAGGAATTCCAATTGAAGTTCAAAGCTGAATTTAATGGAATATCTATCAGATGTATGTTTGATGAGTTAGTAGTTGACCATCAAGAGAAGATAATTTATCCTATTGACTTAAAGACTTCTGGTCATGCAGAGGAAGACTTTGAACAATCATTTGTTACATGGAGATATATGATACAAGCACAGCTTTATACATATATACTTCAACAAGTAATTAGTAAAGATGAATACTTCAAGGACTTCAAGATTGCACACTATAGTTTTATAGTAATTAATAGGTTTACATTAGCTCCACTTGTATGGAGGTATTATGGTAACTTTAGTGAAGTTGATATGAAGGATGATAAAGGTAATATATATAGAAATTGGAGGAAACTTCTTGTAGAACTTCATTATTACTTACAGTCACCAGATATTAAATACACTAAAGAAGCTAGAGAAAGGAATGGTATTATGAAAATAAGTAATTTACAGCCAGTATGACAGAGTTAGAATATTTTAAAGGTGATGAACTTGCAGCCTCAACTTGGAGAAATAAGTATGCAGCAGATGGAGAACAAACTCCTGATGATACTCATAGAAGATTAGCTAAGGAATTTGCAAGAGTAGAAAGTAATTATAACTGGAAGAGTAATATAAATAGGGCTTTTAGTAATTTATCAAACTATGGCTATGTTAGACCACAACTTGATGAAGAGGCTATCTATCAGTTATTCAAGGACTTCAAGTATATTATACCTGGAGGTTCAGTTATGTCTGGTTGTGGAACTGGAGCATTGGTAAGTCTTAGTAATTGCTTTGTAATAGGCAGTCCAAAGGACAGTTATGCAGAGATAATGAAGACAAGAAGCCAGCAGGCTCAACTTATGAAGAGAAGGGGTGGAGTTGGTTATGATTTATCTCAACTTAGACCAAGAGGAGCTAAGGTTAATAATGCAGCTAAATCTTCAACTGGTGCAGCATCTTTTATGGATGTATGTTCAGATATAACCAATGAAGTAGCTCAGAATGGAAGAAGAGGTGCTCTTATGTTAAGTATGAGTATCAATCATCCTGATATTGAGGAGTTTATAACCAAGAAGCAGGACTTAACTAAGGTAACTGGAGCTAATATATCAGTTAAGGTTACTGATGAGTTTATGCAAGCTGTAGAGAAGGATGAAGATTATATTCTCAGATTCCCAGTAGATGAAAGTGTACCTCAAGGTCTTATGATTGAGGAGATGCCATATAATGAATTATGGTTCTTTTCAGATGATGACCATCCTAACTCTTTCTTTAAGAAAGTAAGAGCAAGAGAGTTATGGAATACTCTTATGCACTGTGCTTGGAATACTGCTGAACCGGGGATTATGTTTGAAGGAGCAATGCACAACTATTCTCCTGATGGTGTATATCCTGACTTTAAGATGGTGAGTACAAATCCTTGTGGTAGACAATTTTGCTGCAAGTAAAACATTACGAGAATTGCTGGAAACCTGTTAAAACATCTATAGATGTGTTGGGCAATCAGCAGCCAAGCCTTAGTTATTAACTAAGGAAGGTTCACAGACTATGTACGTAATATCAATATTATTTATATTTTAGTTATGGAAGAAATGAATAAAAGTTTTTATGAAAGAGCTAAGGAATTAGCTGAAAGTTGTAATAGAGTTAAAGATAATGGAGTATATGAAACATTAGCAAAAGAGTTTCATATAGGTTTAAGAAATGCTGGAGATAGATTCAAAAGTTTATTTGGTAAACCTGTAAGAGATTATATTGCTGATATTAATACTCCATCAAAAGAAGTTTTAAGAGATGCTATAATTAGATGTGATACCCAAGAAGATTTACTCAAATTCCTTAATATTCATTATGATTGGATTAAAGGGTTATATGACAAATACTTCAAAGTGTCCACATTTAGAGCAGCTAAACTTAAGCTATTTAATGAGTTTGATATTATAGAATATAATCCAACTATAGAAGACAATCTTGCTATCTTAGTTTCTCAGAAACTTGGAGATGGAAGTTTTGAGTTCTATGAGGGTAGGAGTAGTTTAAAGATAGAACATGGCTATAAGCAGTATGATTATTTGAAGTTCAAAGTTAATCTATTGAAGAAAGCCTTTCCTACTGTAGCTGGATTAGAGACTATAAGTAAAAGAGAAAGTAATAGTTACATTTCTTATTCTTGGAGAAGTAACAACCTAAGAAACAGATATATGGATATTATAAAGGAGAACCAAGATTGGGATTTAATCAAAAGATTAACTCCATTTGGCTGGATGTTATGGTATCTTGATGATGGTAATCTATATTTATCTGATAACTCAAATCAATTAAGTATAGCTATTCATAGTGTACATACAAGATTGGCAGCCATAGAGGAACTTAAAACTTATGGTTTTGAGTTTGCAAGCTACAATGAATGTATTACCATCTCTGATAAACTTACTATCATAAAATTCTTAAATTGTTTCATAAAACCCTTTATTCATTTAATACCAGAATGTATGAAATATAAATGTATTGTAAAGATATAGTCGGGAGTAATCTATTAAATTAGATTACTTTGGAAATACCAATGGGTCCATTTGATAGCTGTAGGTTGATTCATATTAATTTGAGTAGCTATATTGTAGACCCATTTACAGATAAGGCTCACATTGATGAAGAGTTACTCTACATGCACTCTTATGAAGCTATGAGATTAGCTGATGATTTAGTTGATTTGGAGATTGAAGCTGTAGATAAGATTATTAATACAGTTAAAGATGATTCTGATGATACTGAGTTCAAACTATGGAGTAAAATCAAGGAGACTGCAATTCAAGGAAGGAGAGCTGGTTTAGGTTTCACTGGCTTAGCTGATGCAATAGCTATGTTAGGCTTGAAGTATGACTCTGATGAAGGAATCAATAAAGTTGAATCTTTAATGAGAATCATGTTCAAAGGTCAACTTGATAGTAATATTGATATGGCTATTGAGAGGGGTGCATTTCCTATTTGGAATGTTAGGCAAGAATTTCATGCTGGATGGGATGATGGTGGAAGTGGTCAGAATGACTGGTTCACTATATTATGCAAAGATTATAATAGTGAAGCAAGGAGAATGTTTCAATATGGTAGAAGGAACATAAGTTGGTCTACTGTAGCTCCTACTGGAACTGTAAGTATCATGGCTGGTACAAGTAGTGGTATTGAGCCTGTATTCATGCCTTTCTATCAGAGAAAGAGAAAGTGTATGTCTGAAAGTGACAGGGTAGATTATGTAGATAAAGTAGGTGAGAAATACACCTTGTTTACAGTGGTTCATCCTAACTTGAAGAGATGGGCAATAGAAACTATGAACTACAGTGAGTCAGAAGTCAATGAATGGAGCTTAGGAGTATGGAAGGAAGTCTGGAAGGAAAGTCCTTATTATGGTTCTACTGCACCAGAGATTGATTGGAGACAGAGAGTTAAATTACAGGGAGTAGTTCAGAAATATATTACTCACAGTATCAGTAGTACAGTTAATCTGGCTAAGGAAACTACAGAAGAAGAGATTGCTGACATCTATATTGAGGCATGGAAACAAGGATTGAAAGGTATCACTATTTATAGAGATGGATGCAGGGAAGGTGTATTAACTCAGGTTGAGAAACCTAAAACTATTGAAGGAAGACAAGCTCCTAAGAGACCTAAAGTTCTTGAAGCTGATTACTATCAAGTTAAAGTCAAGAAAGAGCAGTTTATAGTTCTTGTAGGGCTTCTTGAAGGTAAACCTTATGAAGTGTTTGCATTCAGACCTCTCAATCCTGTTAATATTCCAGCACATAAAGGTACTATTACTAAGGTAAGTAAGATGCACTATAGCTTTGATTCTGAACATATTAATATATCTAACCTAGAGTTAGCTAATACTAATATTGAAGAGAATGCAGCTACACTATACTCTTCAATGTTGTTGAGACATGGTGTAGATATTAACTATATTATCAAGACTGCAAGAAAAGTCAATGATAATATTAGTTCATTTAGTTCAGCTATGTGTAGAATACTGGCTAAGTATATACCTAATGGTGAAGTAAAGGGTGAAGTATGCCCTGATTGTGGAGGAACTTTAGTGAGGGAAGGTGGTTGCATTCACTGTAAAGACTGTGGCTACTCAAAATGCTTGTAACATAAAAATTGAAACTAAGTTTAATATGGGGGATTCTGCTTTTGTTATGTATAATAACAAGGCAGTTCCCATACTTATTATGGGAGTACATTACTCTTTAGATAGATATGCAGGTGAAATAACCTATTACTCTGCAAACATATCAACTGGTAATGGTCTGGAGAGGTTTAAAGAAAAAGAAGTATTCAAAACTAAAAAGGAATTATTAGAATCATTATGAAATTAAAGATAAAGATAAGAGAAATAACAGAAGGCTGTATGCCTGAAATAATAGAGAAAGGTGACTGGATTGACCTTAGGGCAGCAGAGGATGTAGTGTTAAAAGCACCTCAAGCTGGTGTAAGGAAGAGAAGAACTATTGATGGTGAAGTAGTAAGTCATAGAGATGTATCTTTTGATTATTACTTGCTTAACTTAGGAGTAGCAATACAACTTCCAGTTGGCTTTGAAGCAATTGTGGATGCAAGAAGTAGCACTCCTAGTAAGTTAGGTATAATCTGTGCTAATAGTCAAGGGGTAATTGATAATTCATATCAGGGAAATGATGATGAATGGAAGTTCCCTGCTATTGCTATCAGAGATACTACTATTTATAAAGGTGATAGAATCTGCCAATTCAGGATTCAGTTAAGTCAGAAAGCTACTATGTGGCAGAAGCTTAAATGGCTCTTTAGCTCAGGCATTGAACTTGTAAAGGTTCAGAAATTGAATGGTAACAACCAGAACTGGAATAGGTAGTACTGGTATTAAGTAATAACTCTAAAAAAAAAGATGAGAACATGATAACAAATATATTATTTGTGGTAGGATTAGCACTTCTGGCTGCTCTCTTTGCCAAGGTGGTTGATATAGCTAGAAAGGGAGATACAAGAATGTTGGCAGATAAGATGTCATTCAGAGAAACATTGGATTTAACTGAACTTCCTATTGTTACCTTTAGGAACAATGGTAAGAAGTTCAATTTTCTACTTGATACTGGTGCCACTAATTCAGTAATTAATAAGTCTGCACTTGCAGATATGGTCTCTAGTCCTACTGGGAAGAAAGATTCTATCTATGGGTCTGATGGTAATAAAGAAGAAGTTGATATAGTTTCAATAGGTATTAGTTATAAAGATAATACCTTTGATGAGGAGTTCTATGCTAAAGACTTAGATGCTGCCTTTGGTAATTTAAAGGTTAGTCATGGAGTGAACCTGCATGGCATTTTAGGTAATTCTTTCTTCCAAAGATATAGATATGTCATAGACTTTGATAAACTTGTAGCATATTCAGCAGTATAATGGAGGATATAATTAAACTTAATTCAAAGGGAGAAGAGAACAACTATCTAAAGAGGTTAAAGAAACCTAATGGAGAGGAATCTAAGACCTATGTATTAAAAGTCACTACTCCTCAAGTTAGAGTAGGTACTACTGAAACTAAACATAAGTTTATAGAGCCTACAGGAGGTCCAATGTTAATTGAAGGTTTTAAGTGTGCTGATATTGATTCAGTAATTAAATCTATAGATTTTGCAATTGGATATGGTTATAGCATAACATTTGAATAATATGACAGAAGACTGGGAATTTAGAGAGGAACAGCAGGAAACCACCTATTATGGTGAGCAGATATACTTTGTCACAGGACAATCTTATTTGTTTGAAGATGAGGATAGACCTTTCAAATGTATCTCAGTTGAGCAGTCTTTGGAGCTACTGGAAACCCTGAGAATAGTAGGCTTGGATAGTGAAACTAAAGGTACTGAAATCTGGCAAGGACAGTTGTTACTTCTTCAATTAGGTAATAAACACTTTCAAATAGTGATTGATTGCTTGACTATAGATGTAAGAAGGTACAAAGAGTTCCTTGAAAGTGACAGACTCTTTATCATTCACAATGCCAAATTTGATTTAAGATGGCTATATAAAGAAGGAATTGTAGTAAGAAATGTCTATGATACTTTCTTAGGTGAAAAGATACTATTCTTAGGTTTCCCTCCAGGCATAGTCTCTTTATCTTTACAAGCTTGTTGTGATAGATACTTGAATATACATCTTGATAAGACTGTTAGAGGTAAGATACATGCAGGTTTAACAGATGAGGTAATTATATATTCAGCCAATGATGTTGTTTGGCTTGAGGATGTAATGAATGCTCAATTAGAACAGATTAAAGCTAGAGGTCAACTCAATGCTTTAGAGGTTGAGAATAGATTTGTTAGAGTACTTGCATATATTGAATTCTGTGGTATTAGACTTGATGCTGTTAAGTGGAAGGCTAAGATGGTTAAGGATGAAGCTAGATTGAGAGAAGCTGAAACCAAGTTAAATGAATGGGTGATTAACTATGTGTTATCTAAAGGTGAAAATGCTGAGATAGCTTATGATTCTACCACTAGAAGAGGTAAGAAGAAGAGGGCTAAGGCTAGTGCTGGTAAATATGTAGCTATAGACCCACAGAGAAGCTTGTTTGAAGAGTCTAAACCTAGATGTATAATTAACTGGAATAGTAACAAGCAGGTTATTCCATTATTTGAAGAATTAGGCTTTGAGTTATGGACTAAGGATAAAAAGACAGGCAAGTTAAAGAAGTCTGTAGATTCAAAGGTGCTAGGAAAGCAGAAGGGTAAGAGTGATATTCTTCCCTTGTATCTTGAGTATTCAGCAGCATTTAAAGTAGTAACTTCCTTTGGTCAAAACTTCCTTGATGCTATTAATCCTGTTACTGGAAGAATACATCCTACCTTCAATCAAATGATGGATACAGGTAGGTTAAGTTGTGGTAAAGGTGGTAAGAAAGGTGGAGGAAAGACTAAAGATGATGATATAGCTGAGGATGAAACTGATGTAAGTGCAGATGAAATTATTGCAGTTGATAAGAGTGTAAATGTGCAACAGTTACCTAGTGATGAGGAAACTAGAGCATGTTTTATACCCAATCAAGGTAATCTACTTGTTGACTGTGATTATGGAGACCAAGAAGGTCATGTATTTACTGAGTTAACTCAAGATAAGGCATGGATTGAATTCTATAATGACCCTGCTGAGAGAGATGGTCATGCCTTTGTAGCTAAAATGATATTCCCTGATGAGCTTAAAGATATACCTGAAAAGGAAGTAAAGAAGAAGAGAAAGGACTTAAGAGATGCAGCTAAACCTGCTAGATTTACCTTTAATTATAATGGTACAGCTAGTGCATTAGCAGCTAATACTGGTAAGCCACTTGACTTCTGTGAGAAGTGCTTTGTTACTTACTTTAATGCTTTTAAGGGTATTGATAGGTTCTTTAAAGTATCTAAGAGAAAGATGTGGGAAAGAGGATATATCTTAATCTCAGAATTAACTGGATTAAGGGCATATATCTATGACTGGCCTATTCTCAAAGGTATTGAGAGAAGGAAGAATGGCATGGGTCAAGAGTTCTGGGACTTATATAGAAGTGCTAAGGAATCTGGCTTAGTTATAGAGGATATTCCTAGCTCAGTTCTGCAAGAGATTGCAAGAAAGTTTGCTAAAGGTGAGCCTCTTCAAGCTATTGCTATAAGGTATGAATATAAGGTAAAGGTAGCTGGTAAAGTAGAAACGAAATACATTGATATTAACTGGCAAACTGTAATAGTTAAAGTCTTCAAACATCTTAGCAAAAGAAGAAGTGCATCAGAGAATCAATCATGTAATTATACTAGTCAAGGGACAGCAGCAGCTATGACTAAAATAGCTGGTAGTGTGTATTTTGACCATCTGATAGAGAGTGGGAGAATATTCAAAGTTCTTATACCAAATGATGTACATGATGAGTATTTGATTGAACCTCCTGCTGAAATAGCTGAGGAGGAAGCAGCTAAGTTAAGTGAATGTATGGAGTATGCTGCATCACTATTTTGTAAGAGTGTAACTATTAAGGCAGTGCCTGAAATAGGTTCCTGTTGGATACATTGAATCCTAATTTTGTTTGTTAAGGATTTGCATATATCGTTTTATTTTCTTACATTTGTAGAAAAATAAGAAGAATTATGGAAAATGTTCAAACAAAAGTATGTCCTAGATGTGGTAGAAATTTACCTTTAAGTGATTATTCAAAAGGTAGTGGCAAGTTTGGTAGAAGGAGTATATGTAAAGAATGTGATAGACTTATACATAACACTCCTGAATTTAGGGAAAGAAGAAGGCTTAGAAGATTAGAAAGAAGAAACAATGAAGTAGGTTATAAAGAGAGGGAAAGACAGATAGATTTGCTTAGAATAGTTAGCAATGATGACTCTTATAAGAAAAGCCTCATAAGAGCAGCTAAAAGAAGAGCTAGTATTGAAAATCTCCCTTTTGATATTGATTATACTGATATTGAAATTCCTGAATATTGCCCACTTCTTGGCATTAGACTCAATAAACATGTGGGTGAAGGGGAAGCTAAATTTGATTCTCCTACTATAGATAAATTAATACCATTTCTAGGATATACAAAAGGCAATGTATGGATTGTTTCAAGAAGAGCAAATATGATTAAATCTGATGCTACTCTTGAAGAATTGGAACTATTAGTAAATAATTTAAGAACACATTGGATTCACTAATATGGATACAAGTTATTTAGAATATGCTTTAAAACAACATGCTTATACAATGGGGCAAGTAGTATTAGCTACTGCCCACATTGAAGGCATGAAAGCAGAGAATGAGAAAGCTATTCAGAATGGACTTACTCCACCTTATGGGGAAGAACAGTTTGAAAGAGCTATGGAAAGTTATGCCATTGACCATAACAGTGTAATTAATGCTTTTACATACTAAAATTTATGGGTGATTTTATAATAATACTAATCTTGATAGTAATCTTTGCTTGTTTGGTATGGCTACTATACAAGGCTAATGAGCTTCAAAAGAAGAATATTTATGTTTATCCTAAGACTAAGAACAAGTATCTTGTTAAAGGTATAGTTAAAATGAAAGATACTCTTTCACTTGAATGGGTAGATGCTGTATTGTATATTAGTCTTAAGAATGGGAATTATTATGTTAGAGAAGAGAAACAATTCTTTGACAAGTTTGTAACATTAAAAGAATGGGAGAAACAAGATGGCAGTATTGAAAGCAGGTGATAAGGTCATATATGAAGGAAAAAAGAGTTTATACTTTGATGTAGGCAAGTGTTATACTATAACTAAAATAAAAAATACCAGTATTTATTTAGTAGATAATACTAAAGAAGAGCATAAATGGGATTATAATCATTTCTTCAAAAGCTTCTCATTACACAATACTCTTCAAGTGTCTCAGACTCAAGAAGATGTTAGAAGCTATAATGTAGGTCAATCTGATTATTCTAAGCACAAGATTCAGCCTTGGGATATATGGTTAGAATATAAACTTAATCCTTGGGATGCAGATATTATTAAAAGAATACTTAGAACTAAAGAAACTGATAGTAGGAAACTTGACTATGAGAAGATAATTCACATAGCTAAAGAGAGAATTAGACAGTTAGATTTAGGATATAAATAAGAGTAATATGACATTTATAATTCATTTTAAAGATGGTCACAGGGAAACTTATAACAATAGCTACAATGAAGATGTAGAATCTGAAAGAGATGCTGCATGGGATGATGCTTATATGAGTTTCCCTAATGCTGACTATATTGAAGCATTTTAATTATGGCTAAGATAGTTTTATGTAGAGGAATACAAGGTAGTGGTAAGACTACTTGGGCTAAACAATGGGTACTTGAAGACCCATAGCATAGAGTAAGATTCAACAATGATGACATCAGAAATATGCTTGGTAAGTATTGGGTTACAAGTAGGGAACATCTTGTATCTGATATAAAGAAGGACTTCATGGTGAGTGCTATGGAATTTGGATATGATATTGTTGTTGATAACATGAATTTCAATCCAAAAGAGATAGAATACTATGAAAACTTAGTTGATAGTACCCTTGGTTATATGAATTGTTACTCACTAGAGTATAAAGATTTCTTTATACCTCTTGAGGTGTGTATTGAGAGGGACTCTAAGAGAGAGAATCCTATTGGTGAAGAAGTAATAAGAAAGACTTATGAAAGGTATAAAACAATAATTGAAGGATGATTATAGCAGTGGACTTTGATGGAACTTGTGTTACACATGAGTTCCCAAGAGTAGGAGCAGAGATAGGAGCAGCAGAAGTCTTAAAAGAATTAACTGATAAAGGTCATAAGATTATACTGTTCACTATGAGAAGCCATCAGTTAGATGGAGCAGAAGAAACAGAGGAGTTTGGCTATGGCAAGACTAAGCCAGCTAAATTACCCAGTGATGGGTTGCAGGATGCAATAGACTGGTTTAAGAAGCATGATATTCCTTTGTTTGGTGTAAATGAAAATCCAACTCAAAAGGATTGGACTTCATCACCTAAACCTTATGCACACATCTATATTGATGATGCAGCTTTAGGAGTTCCCTTGAAGAAGGATTCTCTTTCAGAGAAACCTTATGTAGATTGGGATATAGTTAAGTATCATCTGCTTTAAGGAAGGTTAGACCTGATGCTTCAATCTTTGAAACTTATGTTATCTATGATGGAAGTATGGGTAGAGCAGATAAAGTAAAAAGTATGTATAGATATAAATAGATATAATAAATAGTATGGCAGGACAACAAGGAATTTATGTAGGGCCAACTAATAATAGTCCTAATAGAGACAGACAGCCTACTGATAAACAGAAGAGGTGGAGAATCAGGAATAATATACTTTGGAGACTAAAAGGCATGACTATTCCTTACTATGCTGGGACTGGAATATTAACTCCAGTTGAAGTAGAGAAACTAACTCAAGCCTTTTCTTTAATTAGAGAAGTAGTAGGTAACTCCACTCAGTCTAGCAGAGAACTTGGATTCAATGCAGTAGAGAGATGTAAATACTGTGGTAAACCTTCAACACATGAGGGTGGTCTATGTGATAATTGTTATAATGTAAGACATTATTAATATGGCAGAAATATCAGTTGAAAATGTGATGGTGGAGGCTGAGAGAGACTCATTCTTTCCACCAAGATTATGGGTAATTACCTATGATTTAAGAGGAGTTGGTAAAGGTATTGCAATGGTAAAAGCATCTAATGCAAATGATGCTGAGCAAATACTAAAGACTAATGGTATGGACAATGGTACTCAATCAGAGTATCTTGTAACTAAGACAGAAGAGATTGTCATTCCACCTTGTTGTGGTTTAATGGCAGAACAGAATGTGGAATTCTTTAACAACAATTAACTATGGATAATTTAACTTTAGGAGCAGCAAATCATCCTGATGCACCATTCAATGAACCTTTAAATACTGAACATAAAAGGTTTGTGAGTGTGACTATATCATACTATGATACTGTTGAAGCACCTGTAAATAGCTCTGATGATTTTATAGAAAAGTCTTTTTATAAAAAGGTATTTGACAGAGATATTCCTAAGGAATTTGATATTGATGAAGTTGTAGTACTAAATGACTAATTATGAGAATTATAAAACCAAGTTTTGAGATTTGGGACCAAGAAGAAGGTCTTGAAGGAGTTTATAAACAAATTGAAAGGGCAGGGAGAGTATGTTATAAATCTGAGGATAAGATAACAGAAGGCTCTGCTAAGGAGTTTGTGGAAAGAATGATTAAGTCTGGACATGGAGCAATGATAGAACATGGTACTGTATATCTCAGGATTCCTTATGGAACTATGGATGATGCAGGAGAGTTCTCTAATGAACATATAGTTGCAAGGTATATGGACAACCCTTACTCTATAGTGAACGGTAATATAGAAGATGACTATTGGTATGTAACCAGTAACTATAGAGTTATTATAGAAAATGGTTGGCTTGGTGACTTGAAGCATCTATGTGAGCCTATAGAATATCATGAAAAGAGAATCACAGTTAAGTTTATTTGTGATAGAGGAGTGTCCCATAAGAAATTTGTGGCTTGATAAGGTAACTTATCAATGAAAACCCAATGAATTGCTGGAAAGCTAAAATTTAAGATTTGCATATTCAAAATAATTTTCGTATCTTTGTGCTATGAATTTAATATTTATAGTATGAGAACAGAAATCGAAGTAGGACAAAAATTTGGTAAATGGACTGTAATAGACTCTACTCCTGTATACACTACAGGAGGTCAGAGAAATGTTAAGGTTCAATGTGAATGTGGTAAAATTGAGTACAAACATTGGAGTAGCTTAAGATTAGGAAAGACTACTCAGTGTTTACAATGTTCAAGAAAAGAAAGGAGGACTCCTATCATAGTTGGTGAAACTTATAAGCACTGGACTGTTATAGGGGAAGCTGAGAATTTTAATGGACAGTTAAGATATAAATGTAGATGCAAGTGTGGACATGAGCAGTATTTAACTGCTACTGCACTTACTAACACAAGTAGATGGTTTCAATGTAAGCATTGCTCTAATCTTACTAATATAGATAATCTAACTATTAATAATGGAAAAGTGGGAGACCTTACTTTATCTAAATTTAATAGTATTAAAGCTAAGTCAGTTGTTAGAAAGATTGAATTTAATCTTACTATAGATTATCTATGGAATTTGTATCTTTCTCAAGATAAGAAATGTACCATAACTGGAGATGAATTACCCAATATATTAAAAGCTTCTTTAGATAGGATAGATTCTACTAAGGGTTATATAGAAGGAAATGTTCAATGGGTTACAACACAAGCTAACAGGTGTAAACACATATTATCAATGTCTGAACTATATGAATTTGCTCGAAAGGTCTTAAATCATGCTAATCAGCAGCCAAGCACACCTTTAACAAAGTGTGAAGGTTCAGAGACTAACAGTTGAAACTATTTGTGGTAAGAGATAGTTGTATGCAAACTACATTAATGGGTAGTCCCACTATTATGGTGGAAGAAGTTTAGCTAACACAGGAGTTCGAGTCTCCTATACTACACAATAGAATATAATACTGACACGAGTGTTGGGCATCCTTTTAAGGATGATGATATAGTCCGATACTCTGAGGAAACTCAGAGAGTTCAAGATAAAGAACTTGAACATTAACTATTGGAATTTGTAAGACATAGAGTAATGTCCTTTGCTCAGGAAAGTACAAGATATTGTAACTATAGTAAGGATAAGTTTGGTAATGAACTTACTTTTATCCTACCTCCTTGGGTAGATGAAAGACAGTTAGGAGAACAAAACTCTCAAGAACTTCTTATTCAAATGGGTAGTTTAAGTAACCCTACTTATACACAAGAGGACTTGAATGAGTTGTACTTCTTATTTAGTCTTGCTTCTTCTGAGGTACAATACTTCAATCTTATCAATAATGGCTGGAAACCACAACAAGCAAGAGCTGTATTACCTAATAGCTTGAAAACAGAACTGGTAGTAACTGGTTTTGCAAGTGATTGGGAGCATTTCTTTAAGTTAAGAGATGCAGGCAATGCTCATCCTCAAGCAAGAGAACTGGCACATCCATTACACATGGAGTTTTTGAGAAGAAATTATTTGGTGGATTTATATGATGAAGCCAATCCTGATTAATAACTAAAAAAAAACAATGGCATTTGGAAGTAAGAAACAAGCAGTTATTGCGAAGCCTTCATTTAAGGAAAGGCTGACTGGAGTAAAATCAATGTTTAAGAAAGCACATGAAGATGCTTCAAAATTGAATGCAGAAATGCAAGCTAGTATTGATAGTTAATATTAATACTATCAAATGGCTAATTATTGGAGGCACAAAGTATGTTGTTGAGTAATGATAAAACTGATATTGGAATAAAGAAAACATCAGCACAATGGCAGTCTTTATACCCTTATCCTAAGGTGTTAGACCCTGATGGTTGGGATAGAAAGAACTATGATTATTCTTGGAATGAAGAGCTTATCACACTTGAAGAGTATAAGAATAGATGTAATAGGAGTACTTGCCTCCATCATTGTAATTTCCAATAATAGTAAGGGTAGCATTAGCTACCCTTTTGTTTTTTAGTAAAGATTCTGCTTTTTGTGCAGAACTTTTAGACTTATTCTCTTGTTTATTTAAAAAATATATTCTACTTTTGCAAAGTAATTAACTAATTAATTGAATGTTATATGAGTAAGACTTGTTATACTCCAGTGAAAGGACTGGATGATGTAATAGCTAGTAAGGTAACAGGATGGAATAAATACTTAGTTGCTAATCTTAGAGGTCTATATCAGGAAAGAAATCCTGAGGCTGAGACTCCTACTGCTGAAACTCTTGTAGAGTTCAGAAGAAATCTTAGTAAAGAAGATGCTAAGAGAATACTTGATGCTGTTAATAATCCTGCTGTGTCATATACACAGTTAAGGGATGACTTTAGTGCAGAAGAAAGGTTCAATAGAATAAGTATGATTTCTACTATGTTCTCAGACATTGTAGATGCTGTTCAAGAGGAGAATCCTAGTGTAAGTAGAAGAGATATTGTAGCTGGCTTCACTATTGATGGTCAGCAAGTTGGTGGTGTAGCTGGCATCTTTAATGAGATATATGATACTCTCCAATCACAATATAGTGATGCTGTACAAGAGGGAGACACTGAAACAGCTTCTAAGTATCAAAAGATATTTGATAACTGGGGAGCTTTACTATCCTTTGCAAAGATTAGAATTAGAGAAGCAGAAGACCTTAAGGTAGGACAAGACATTAGCTTTGCTGATGATGCTAATCCTAACAACTTCAATGATAATGACATGACTGAGAAGTTCATCATGGAAGAGTCAAAGAGAGAAGGTTGGATGGAACAAGCTGAATTTGAGTCATCATTTGGCTCAATTGGAAAGCAGGTAAGAAAGGTTATTGGAAGAACACCTCAATATAAGGATGGTCAACCAGTACTTGATGATTTAGGTTTCCCTGTAATGCAAGACCCTGTAAGAATGCACCAAGAATTACTTGATGTACTTAGAGGTGTTGGCAGTGAAACTGAAATGATGAATGCTCTTAGAGAGTATAGTAGTACTGCTGGGTGGGTTTCTCCATTCATGGAAGAGCTTGAGAATCCATTAGTAAGAACCCAGTTCTACACTGATTTCAAGAAGAACTTCCAACCTTATGCTATGCAGACTGAGAAACAAGATGGCAGAATTAAGACTTACAAGACTGCTCTACTTAATAGAATTAAAGGTGATAAACCTTTTAGTTCATTCTTAACCTCAGTTAAACTTGGTAAGGTAGTTAATCCTACTAGAAGTATCTTTGAAAAGAGTGGTCTTAGTACTAGAGTTATGCCAGTGAGAGTAGAGAGAATCAGAAATAAGATAATTGATACTCTAGCACAACCAGAGAGAATTACTGAGAAACCTAAGTTCTGGCAGATGTCTAAAGTTGAAAGAAAGCAGTTCTTAATTGATGCTACAGAATCACTTGGTATTGATATAGATGGTGAGACTTTAGATAGAATAATGAGTAAGAACAAAGATATTAGAGCATTAAATAAGGAATTACTTGATGCTGCTAAGTTTGGTTTGACACTCACTAAAGAAGAACAAGAGGGAAGGAAGGATGTTAGTTATGAGGAGTTAATCAAGAGAGCTTCCAGTAATGAAAAGAAAGGTGTACTGAGAGAGAAGATTACTAAAGTACTTGCTATTGTAGCTAATAGCAGGGAAGGCTTAAAGCTTGAAAGTAGAGTAAGATATGGTGATAATACTTTCTTTAGTAATGTCATTCCATCATTCATGGGAGATAGATTTGATAGAATAGCTAGCTTTGTAAAGGCTACTGATAAGAGAGGACTTCAAGCTATGCTTGAAACTACTTATCTTGATTCTTCATACTTCCAGTATAATGGTAAGATACTTAACAAATGGATAGAAGAACTCTATAATAGTGATTTAAGTAAAGAAGATAACTTTGCTGCTAACTTCACCTTCAAGAGATTCTTAGGTACTGATAAGCTTACATTTGATGATTTCACTAGTAAGCAACACACAGTACAGATGCTTAATGAGTATTTCTCTGAAAGGCAGATTAGTCCTAATAGTCAATATGCTTGGTATCCTGTATTTATCCTTGGTGATAGTGGAGTAGCTAAGTTCATTAAGGCTAAAAGATATGGAGGTCAAGAGATTCTTGATGGTCTGTATAATGTCTATGTTCAAGAGAAGAGAAGAATGGAGTTAACCAAAGCTGCTAATAAAAAGATGCAGGAACAAGGTACAAAAGCCATTGAAAACTTCTCAAGGAGTGAAGATAAGTTTAGCCTACTTCCCTTCTTAAATGAGCCTAAATATGCTGGAATGATTAAAGAGGGAAACCTTGAACAATCAGTCAAGCAAGCTATTAGAGCATATATGGATGATGCTGTTACTAAGTTTAAGCAACAATTAAATAATTTAGGAGTGCTTGAACAAGCAGGTAATCAATATGTATATCTAAGTCAAGAAGTTAAAGGTGATAGAACTATAGACCAAGTATTGGCAGACTATTACTGGAATACTAAGTTTGCTACTATTCAACAGTTGCAAATGATGACTATTGACCCTTCTTTCTATAAAGGAACTAAGGATTTACAGAAGAGATATAAGGAAATTCATGCCCCAGGTTCTGCATTAAGTGTTGAAGCTATTGACCCATTCACAGGTGAAAGATATAGTAATGATGGTATTGAAAGAGTAGTTTATTTTGATGATATTGATGTAAATGCTGAGAAGTTTGACCCAGAGTTTATGGCAGCAATTGCTAATCACTTTGGTAAGAACTCTAATGTATATAAGTCATATAAGAAGAATACTCTAACAGATGGTCAAGGCTATAGAACACTTGAAAGTTATAAGAAAGTAATGGGTATGGCTGGCAAGTGGGATGAAAGAATGGAAGCAGCTTATAATCAGATACAATCCATTAGGTCCAAGATAGGCAAAGATGAAAATCCTTCAATGGAAGATATTAAGTCTATCTCAGATTTAGCTGTTATATTCCAACCTATTAAACCTTATTTATTCTCTTTTGAGAACTATAGTATCAATGGAGCAGATATGTTAAAGATACCTGTTCAGCATAAGTATGCTGAGGCAGTTCTTATACCTGAACTTCTTCCTGCTGGTAGTAAGTTAAGAGATATAGCTTATTGGATGGAAGAGCATGTTAATCCTGAAACTGGTAAGAGTGAGCCTATAGATATGCTTGGTTCTACTAAGATTGTTAAGGTGGGTGGATTTGGTTCTACTGATATTAGCAATGTTGACTCAAAGACTATTAATGATGCAATGAATAAAGGTTATGTTCATCAGTTAAGCTATGCTGACTATAGAATCCAGACTAATGTTCCAGAGCATATTAACAGTTCTCAGTTGTTTGGTACTCAGGTAAGAAAGCTAATTATGGCTAAGGTAGAAAGATTCAAAGACTACAGTAGTTATATAGGTGGGAAAAGAGTTAATCTTGGTGGCAAGTATGGTAATGTTAAGCTGAATGGTGGTAATCTTGTAAGATTCTATAATTCACTTATCACTGCTAACATTATTGATTCTTATCATTTATTTGAGAATGCAGTATCAGATGCCAGCAAGATAAGCAATAGGTTAATTCAGACTACAGCTAATAATAGTAGAGAGTCTAAAGATAACATTATGGCTTATAGTCTTAATGCTAAAGGTGAATTTACTATACCATTATTTGAAGGAGGATTAGAGCATGATAGCTCAGCTTTATTCTTTAGTCTCTTCAAGAAGATGGTAAACAAACAGTCTATTAAAGGTGGTAGTGCAGTTCAAGTATCTGCTATGGGTATTACTGGTTATGAAGAAGATGGAGGTTTGAGATATGTAATAGACCCCAATAATCCTAATAACATACTGTATGCTGAGTGTGAAATTCCTTGGGATTTGACCTATACTGATAATGCTGGTAAAGAGCATTCTCTTGACTTTGGAACCTACTGTAATGAAGATGGTACATTAAAGGTTGATGCAGATGGTAATACATTACTTGAAAAGACCTATCCTAATATACTTAGTTTGCTTGCATATAGAATTCCAACTGAAAGAGACTACTCAATGATTAATCTGAGAGTAAAAAGATTCAGTCATAAGACTACTGGAGGTACTATTAAAGTACCACCTCAGGGAACTACTATTGCAGGTTTTGACTTTGATATTGATAAGTTGTACTTTATGAGAAATGAGTATCAGCAAAGGCAACTTACATCAGAGGAAATAAAGAACATATGGTCAGAGTTCTATGATACATATCCTAATTTGAAGGCAGTTCTTCAAGAAGCTAGAGAAGAAGATACTGAATCATTAGATAGACTATATAAGTATTGGGAGAAGGCTGGATTACCTTATTCATATCAAGCAGCTTTTAATCAGTTTGTAGCTGATAGAGGTTATATTAAATTTGAAGAGTATGATTTTAGTAAGAGTCCATTAGAGAATAGTAAGGCTAGTAGAAACAACATGCTTATTCATCTAATTCAGCAGAGATTAAGTGATGTTGAAACCTTTGGTGATAGATATACCCCTGGTGGATTTAGTAATGCTTCAAAGGCAGCTAGAGTGATGAGAGAATTAATGTTTGGTAATGTAATTGCTGACCACAACTCTAGCACTGTAGACCTTTCAAGTATTAGCAGAGCTATAGATGAAGGTAAACTGGAAGACCCAGAACCTAACTATGACCCTAGTGACCCTATGACTATTGTTACTTACAATCAGCAGAATAATGTTGCAGGTAAGCTGATTGGTATATTTGCTAATCAGAATACTAATCATGCTTTTGCATCTTTGATGGAAGAATTCTATTTGAAAGAAGCTATCTCATTTGCAGGCAAGACTTATGCAGACTTATTACACAATAGTGAGATAGATACAAGTTTGAATGTTGCTGAGTTCTTAGCTGCATCAGTAGATGCTGTTAAAGACCCTGTACTTAACTTCTTGAATCTAAATACTATTACTGCTGATGCTGGTGCAATGTTAGCAAGACTTGGTTTCACAACTGAGGATATTGGTTTGTTATTTAATCAACCTATTATTAAGGATATATGTGAATACAGCTTTAATAATGGTATGTCTGATATTAACTCTGTGATAGATAATGTATTAGATACTTATGAGGTTGAAGGTGAATTAAATAAAGCTATACCTGAGGAGTTTGATAAAGAGCAGCTAGCATACAACATTGTTAGAAGTGCTAATGAAGATAAGAAAGACCTAATGAGAGATGATGAGTTTGTTGAAAGACAGATTCATGTAGCTGACTTATTCAGAAAGATACTTGAGGCAAGTAATGATGTTTCTCAGTTTGTTAGAAACACTAAGTTTACTGCATCTAATGCTGTAGGTTCTACCTTTGGTGATGCCTATGCACAACAGATGAAAGTAGCTGCATATGTCAAGTCTTTCAAGAAAGCTGATGCTCTTAAGGTTGAGATGAAAGTAGCACAAGGTACCTACTCACCTATTAATAATGAGGATAATACACTAGCTATGAATGACCAAGAGTATATGGAAAGCTTACTTGAGAATCCATTTGCCTATGAACAAGCTATGTATGATATGAATAGAAAAGCAGAAAAGGCAATCAACAAGTTCTATCCTTATAACACTAAAGCTTATAGAGAAGCTAGAGAAGAGTTAGCAGGATTCACTAGAAGTAGCTTACTTGATGCAGAGACTATTAATAGCATACACAGTGACTTAATGGTATTTATGTTAAGTCAGCAAGAGAATAGTTTGTTCAATGGAAATATGCCTATTAATGCTGCTGGTGAAGTTGTAACAGCTAGAGAATACTTTACAGAGGTATTCCCAGAAGGGTTATTCAATATTCTTGAAGCTAATCCTACTATGAAGTCCATGCCTATATTCCAGTATATGCAGTTTCAAACTGATGAAAAGACTGGTAAAGTAAGTATGAATATTCAGGATATAGGTGGTTTAGCACCTTATCAAAAGGATGAGCTTAAAGAGAGTTGGGGAGACCTGATGAGAAATGAAGATACTGCTGAGATAGCACAGTCTTTATTCTTATATAACTATTACAAGTTAGGCTTTACTTATAGTCCTATGGCATTTATGAACTTAGCTCCTACAGAAGTTAAGTTAGCTGTGCAAGTAGGATATGACTATAATGGTAATCCTCAATCTTATGTTGACTTCTTAAATGAAGTGCAGAAGAGTAGGATAGGTGTTAATAGTCAAGAGTTTGCTAAACAGTATTTGCTTAATCACTTAGATAACACTAGACTGGTACTCCATCCTAAAGGAAGAAGTGGTAAAATTATCAGTAACTTAGCATTTGAAAAGGGTGTAGCTGTTAACAGTTTCACACTAAATGCAAAGAAGCTGGGTAAAGATGCAAACCCTTTCTTACTTCCTAGTGAAGATAAAGGTATAGATGTATTCAGACCAGTGATTGTTATAGATGATGTAGCATATCTGTGTAATAGTGGTGGAGATATATTTAATCAAAGTACTACTGGCAGTATGGATTACTTTAGAGTAAATGCTTTAGGTGATGCAGGTAAATCTCTTCAATATAGTTCTAATGGAATTACAACAAGTATGGTAGCTGATACTGAGGTTCAAGACAATGGTAATACATCTGTTGAACCTGAGGTAGTTAGTACACCAGATACAAGTTTAACTACAGAAGAACTAATCAAAGAGGCTACTGACTTAGCTCTTAAAGCTGATAATACTCTTCAAAGAGATATGGCAGTAGAGATGCTAAGTAAAGCTAGTAGAGAAGACTTGATTGATACGATTAACTCTCTGAAAGCACAAGCTAATAATGTAACTGACCAAGAAGGTAATAAGATTTGTTAATATGGATAAGTGTAGTATAATTCCAAGAGTAAAGAACAAACAAGGTGAATTTGTAGATAGTGAGCTTTTTAGCTCACTACTACATTACACCAATGATAGGGAAATAGCTAAGCAGTATTATGCTGTAGGTACAAGCCCTGAGTTCTTAAGTAGAGTAGCTAATGAAGCTAAGTTTGATAGTAATGGTGAGATAACCTTTCAGTCTTTGAGACAGCTAACTAAATTAAAGTTAAGTGATGAAAAGATAAAGCAAACTCTTAACAAAGATATTGGTGCAGGGGTATATGATTATAATGAGGCTGTACCTAAACTTCAATCTTTTAATAGAGCTAGCCAATACAATGACAAGTATATGGCTACTATTATTAATAGACCAGATGGTAAGGTAGAGTTAAGTATAGTTGATAAGAATAGCACTAATACTGCTCAACTTAATGATAATATAGCTAATAGAAGTCTGCAAGAAAGGATTAAATTCTATCTTAATAGAGCTGGTGTTGACTACAGCTTCATGGATGCAAGTGATAGAGTTAATGGTAGATATAGTACTATTAATGCAACTAGGACTGCTGATAGTTTATATCAGCTAATTAAAGTAGCTAATAATGAACAAATTGATAGTAGCTTATCTGAGGAAGCAGGTCACTTTGCTGTAGGTGCATTAGGTAATAATCTTTTAGTTCAGAGACTTGAGAGAGTGCTTACACCTGATGTACAGAAAGCTATTATGGGTGAGGAGTATGACACTATTGCCTATAGAAGTAATCCTGCAAGAGAGGTTGCTGGTTATTTAGTTGGTAAAGCAATCAATGGTGAAATTGATAAGAGAGCTTCATGGCAATCATTGATAGGTAGAATTGTAGATACAATTAAGAGAGTATTCAATACTATTACTGGTAATGAGATAGCTAATGCTAAACTTGATGCTATAAGAACTGCTGATGCAATTGCACAAGGATTTATGTCACCTGGTTTCCAGGGAACTGTAGAAAATGCTCTTGAAACTCAAGAAACTCTATTCAGTGCTAAAGACTCTGTTAATGTAACTACCTTCAAGTCTATATTGAACATCTTAAGAAGTCAAACAGAAGAAATGAGGGCTATAGATAAGTCTCTTTATAACAAGTACAATCAATTAGCAGGTCAAGTTGAGGCAGGAAGAATAAGTAATAGCCCTTCACTATTTGCTGACTTGATAGCAGTAGATGGTATAACAGAAGCTATGGACTTAATGGTTGATACTGTACCAGAGATGATTAACAAGCTCAATAAAGTTGATTTCAATGTAGCCAATATTACTCCAGAGAATGCAGCTTTATTAAGAGAAGTAGGTACATTTGTCACAAATGCACAGGCTTTAATTAAGATTGTAAAGGATGCAACCACTACAGAAGACTCTAGATTGAAGTTACAGAATGTGAGTGAAGATACAATGAATAGACTCAAGACTCTTAGGAGAAACTTGAATGAAGCTATTAATGGTGATGATAGGTTACTAAGTAATCTTGAAATCAAACAGAGAGAGTTTTATTTAAAATTCCTTGAAGATGCTATGGGTTCCACTTATGTAGAAAGAGCTTCAAGAGTAATCTTTGATTGGAAGAAAGGACAAAGAGGACTTAAGTGGGTTAATGCTGAAAGAGTTCCTATTGAGGATTTACTTAGATACATGGAAAAGGATATTAGTATTCATGAATCAATCCTTGCATCAATGTCTAACAACTCTGATGTAATAGGTCAGCTTGCAGATAGAGCAGTTAAGTTAGCTAATAAATATGCTGATGATATGACTATTCAATCACAAGATAGACTTAGAGGATTGGAGAAAGACTTGCATGATATTGGTGAGAAGAACACTGATATATTCTGTGAAGTTAGCCCAAGAACAGGCAAATTAACAGGTAACATTGTATCAGAGTTTGTATGGGGAGACTATGAAGATGATTGGCTTGCATTCAAGAAAGAAGCAAGAGATAACTTCTATGCTAACAATAACCTTGATGGTAAGTCTGATTTTGAAAAGAGTCTGCTTTGGGACCAGTTCTTCAAACCTCAAGCTAAGTCATGGCATAAACAACACTCCCAATGGCATATGATTGAGCAAAGATGGTATCCTAATGATAACTATAGAAGTGAGCAATATGCTAGAACTATAGCAGGAACAAGGAGAGAGGGTTGGTTAAATAAATACATGAACCTTAAGAGAGAACTTGATGGCTTCTTGCCTAATGGTAGTACTAATGTTTATAGAATGCCTCAATTCAAAGGCACTACTATGAATAAGATTAGGAATAGAAGAATGACAGAGGGAACTGGCAAAGCTATTAGTTATACTTTGAGAAGAAATATGGCTGATACCTTTGTTGAAGATAGTGAAGATAGAGACTTTGGTAGTGACCAAACCTATAATACAATAGAGGAAGATATGTTCTCTAATCAGCTTGAGTTTGAAAAAGAGAAGTTAAACAGAGTTCCTATCTATGGTATCAATAAGTTAAGAGATACTGGAGAACTTAGTACAGACTTGTTCCAATCTACCTTAGCTTATGCAGGTATGGCTCATACTTATGCAGGTATTTCAAGTATAGCAGGTACTCTTGAGATTGGTAAAGATGTCTTGAAGAGGAGAGCTGTAGGAGGGGTTAAGCCTGAGTCAGAGAGAGATGAAACATCCAGAGCCTATAAGAGATACCAGAAGTTCTTAGACAAGCAAGTGTATGGCATTAATACTACCAAGATAAAGATTGGTAAGAAAGTTGTGCTAAATAAGATAGTAGGCTTCTTTACTGGTCTTGCATCAAAGTTCTTCTTAGGTGGTAATGTTCTTGGTGGTGCAGTTAATGTTGGTACTGGTAGTCTTGAAATATTCAAAGAGGCTTTAGCAGGTGAATTCTTTAGTGTAAAAGACTGGGAAAGAGCTAATCTAACCTATTGGAAGTCACTGCCATCTAACTGGTTACATGCTGGTGATGATGTTAAGGAAGATAAGGTAAGCTTATTCATTAGACAGTTCAATACTCTTAATGAAAATAAGAAGAAAGAGAGAGAATACTTCACCAATAAATCTAAATGGGTTAAGTTAAATCCTGTTGGTGAGAATCTATTCTTACCTTATAAATGTGGTGAGCACTACATGCAGACTATGGCCTTCTTAGCATTAGCTAATAAGACTAAGCTAGTAGATGAAAATGGTAATCCTATTTCATTATACAATGCTTATCAAGTAGTTCCTATAGATGAAACTAAACCTGAATTAGGTAAGACTTTAGCTATGAAGCAAGGTGTTAAGTATGTTGATACTGAGACTGGTGAGCTAAGAGAATGGAGTATAGATGATGAGTCTAGATTCATGGACAGAGCTAGAGAAATCAATAATAGAATGCACGGTATCTATAACAATGCAGATAAAGTAGCTATTCAACAGAATGTCTATGGTAATGCTTTGTTAGCCATGAGAGGGTATGCTTTAGGTATGATACAAAGAAGATTTGGTGTTAGTACTTATAGTGTAGCTTTAGGTGGGGAAACAGAAGGCTCTATGAGAACTCTTGCTAAGGTAATTGCATCTACATTCACTGATAAAGGTGGATTTGGTCTAACAGCTAGAGCTATCCTAACTCCAGTATCTAAGACTACTCAGCAAAGGATGCTTGATGCTGGCTTCTCAGCTAATCAGTATTATAATATGAGAAGAAACTGGGCAGATATGGCAGTTATTGTAGCACTAACTTTACTTAAGATGCTAAGTGCTAAGCCTGATGATGACGATGATGAAGAACCTGACCAAGCTATGGGTTTCCTGTATTATGCAGCTAGTAGATTATATAGTGAACAAGCAGCTTTCAATACTCCTTGGGGGTTTGTTAAAGAGGCTCCAGTAGTTACTAATATATCACCAGTTGGCTTTAGTTTGGCTACTGACTTAGTTAATATAGTTACACTATTTGCTACTCAAGAGGAGTATAAGTCAAGTGGAGGTACTTATGAGAAAGGTGATTTGAAATGGGCACACAAAGTTGAGAGAATGCTTCCCTATTGGAGAAGCTACTTAATGATGCAAAATCCATATCAAGCAGCACAGAGTTACCAGTATGGTAGAGCTAATCTTACCAAGTAATAAAACACAAAAAGAGCTAGAGGTTAATCCCCCTAGCTCTTTTTTTTTATCTTAGTTATACTTAACTCAGACATTCTTTCTGATGTTGCTTCTCATCCTCAGTCATGCTATTCCAAGATTCCTTGGTATATCCTAACTGTATAGCAGCTTGTCTAACATCATCACTAATTGACTCCCAGTTATTAGCTGATGGAGTAACTAGATTACCTTTCTTAGCTGGCTTAGCAAATCTATTCTTAACTCTACCCATCTTAAGACCAAGGTTCTTGTTAACTACAGTCTCTGGTTCAACTATTTCAGTCTTCTCAACCTCTACACCTGCTGGTAACATATCAGTAATCATTTGCTTCTCACTATCAGTAAGTTTATCATATTGAATATTTACATCAGTGAATGGTACTGAACCTACTTCTTCAAGAACAGGCTTAGAGTCTTTATATTCCTTACCATTAGCAAGTAATTGATTACCTGATTCTACTTCATATTTAGTCTTTCCATCTCTAAATCCTAAAGGAGCAGGGTAAGTAACATTAATAGGTATAATGTTAAGTGAAGCTACTTTAATACCATACTTATCTTCAATGAACTTTTGATACATTGAGACTTGCTTGGCATATTTCTTTCTCTTCTCATCACTTATTCCACTTCTATTAGTCTTCATATCAAAGATATGGAAGTTACCTTGAGCATCATAGGCAAGTAAGTCAAGAGTTCCAGCAACAGGTACTTCATGTACTTGACCTTGAGTATCAGTTACTTTAACAGTTCCTGTAACAGTTACATCTCTTGGAATTACTGTAAGACCTTGAGCATCAAGATAGTTCTTAAGACCTACTAGTTGATTAGCAAGTGCTTTCCATTCTGCTTGAGTAGCATTAGGATAATCATATAAGTAGTCATTCGATAACTTACCATCTTCTCCAGTAAACTCACCTGCAAAGAAGTCTCTTACAAACTCATCTACAGAAGTACCTATATTAGTTGAAGGTGTAATCCAAGGACTATTAGGGTCAAATCTTTCACCAGCTAGTTCATCAGCTTGAATGATAGAAGTAACTCTAGCATATCTTCTTCCTTCTTCATCAACATAACCAGAATTATCATCAGCTAATCTAATAGATTTACTATCTTCAACTATTCTATTAGCTATATCTCTAGCCTTATCAACAGCAGGATTAGATACAGGTTTAACTTCACCTCGTAATACAGCACCAGACTCACTATCAACTATAGCATTACCTACCTTCACTTGGTCAGTAGCTGTAATGACTGGAGTATCAATTGGTTTGCTAGTTGTAGCATTAACCTGATTAGCAACTACTGGTGTAGGTGATGGTGTTCTACTACCATCTTGTTTGAATGGACTATTAATATCAATGCCTCTGATAGTGTATTTAAGTGAGGTTCTACTTGATTCAAGTATGTTATCATCAAATATATCACTAGCATTTCCTAATCTAGCCTTTCTAGCATCCTCAGTCTCACCTTCCTTAGCACCAAAGTCATTATAATTAACTTGCCACTTAACAAAAGGTTGAGTTCCATCATATCTAAAGTTACCATCATCAAGGAATAAGTTCTTAATAGCTTGAACCTTAGTTACATCAGTCATTGTACCATTAGTTACATTAGCTAAAGGTATAGTATTAGTACCATTAGTTATAGCTAGTTGATACATTCTATTACCTTCAATCATCTCTTCTGTAGGAGTAAGTACATACTCATATCCTTTAGGAATAGTAATATAGTTACTTAACTTCTTAGTAAGACTTTCACCTAATGTCTGCAACTTAGTAGCACTATCTCCTGTAGGGATTAGTACACCACCCTCTCTCTTGAACCTAGCATCACCACTAAAAGGCTTCTTCTTGAAGAACTCTTCAAGTGTCTTTCCATATCTATGAAGTCTACTATTTGCTTTTAGTATCTCTTCTGGAGTTCCCTCAATTAATACTTGAGCCATTGGTTTACCTGCCCTAGAGAAAGAGTTTTGAGGAGTTGTTACATATAACTCAAACTCTTGCTCTCCACCTTTCATATTAGGTGTGAAGTAAGCTAAATGTATTCTCTCACCCTTAGCGTCCTGTGTAACTCTTCTAATATTAGGTAAGATACTGTTCTTGAACTTTCTATAAATAGACTGTCTTTCTTGTATAGGCAAGTTAACATCATTCATCTTAGCTCTGGACTCAGCATCCATATCATTACTCATGATAGTATGTATCAAAGTATTAGGAGTACCTGCCTTAGTATGCTCAGGTGGATTAGCTCTTACATAACCATTGGTTGTAATAACCTTGCCATCTTTATCCTTCAATAAAGTACCATCTTGCTGAGATAAACCAGCTAATCTAACTGGCTCCATTCTAGCTGCACCTTGTGAATTGGCACTTGTTCTTGGCATAAATCCAATAGGTTGATACTTCTTATCACCTATAATAACAGGACCACTACTATCTTCTACAACTGTCATTATAGGAAGATGGTCACTCTCATTATAAGCTTCTCCCATTTCTTGTTTAACACCTGCAATAATAGCAGGGTCTGCAACAAACATGATAGGAGTTTTAGGAGTAATATGACCTTTTCTAAGATAATCATTCATCTTAAAGTTCTTAGATGCTTGACCTACAACAGATTGAGGATGTCTATCAACATCAGCAGTTGTTATCATACTGTTGTTTCTTCTCTCTTCATTTACTGTTGAAGGTGTTTCAGTTCTTTCAACTTTAGTAGTAGGAGTCTCAGATTTAACTTTCATCTTAGTTGCAACCTGCTTTAATAATGATGATGCTTTATCATTATTATCTCCACCTTGTTGTACTTGTGCCTGTAGCTGATTAGCCTTAGCCATAATAGCTTCACTTAAATCAGTAGGAGTTTCATACTCACTATCTCCAAGTTCATCTATAATTTGAATGGCTTGCTCTTTAACATCATCATAAATACTTGAAGAGTTATCAATAATAGATAGTCCTGTCTGCACACTATTAGCTACTTCTTCATTACTGTTAACCTTATACTTGTCAACTAAATCAGTTGTAGGTGTATCTGTTGTAGACTCTGGTGCTACTCCTCTAGCTAAATCTGGATTACTTTGAATATCACCAAAGATTCCTGGTTTAGCAGGTGCAGGGGTATCTTCTTTAAGGTTTTTATCAGCAGCCATTTCAGGATTCTGTTGTATTTGACCAAAGATACCAACTTGTACAGGAGGCTTAGATGCTTCTGTAGTTGTAGGAGCTACTTCTACTGGCTTGTTAACAACTTCAACTTCATTGATGTTCTTAGTATGCTCACCTACTATATCATTGTAAGTCTGTACAATCTCTTCTATACTTGCAGGAGTTAATTGCATATCACTAGGCAATCTACCATTGACTTCATCAATATAGTTAAGCAAAGCAGGAGTACCATTCTCATCTTGTGCAGTAAGTGCAGCTAATGCTGTAGCATCAGTTGGACTAATACCTCTATCAACTAAGAATTGCATAGTAGTCATTATGACATTTCTATCATTCTCATCAAGTTCTTTGAACTTATCATTAGAATCTAACTGGTCAAACATACCCTTAAGATTCTTATTATCTTCAAGGTATCTCTTGTAGTTTTCATTCTCACTAAGTATGTTTCTAATAACCTGTCTTTCTCTTATATCAGACTCTCTATATGCTTTATCTAATCCCTTGACAAAAGTAGCATAGTCCTGTACTCCATTCAAGAATTCATACTTCTTCTTTGTATTATCATCAGCAACTTGTTGCTTGATTCTATTAGCAAAAGCATTAAAGCTTGCAGGGTCACTAAGTATGCTGTTATATTGAGTTAAATAAGCCTGTTGAGCCAAGTTAATTCTACCAGCATCTTGCACCTTATCCACAAAATCATTATATTGTAAAGTACCCTCTCTTACTACATTATCTATAATGGCCTGTTGTTCCTCACTGTATTTATTCTTATTCTCAGGGTTAAGAATAGTAGCTCTATCTACAGGATTAAGCTGCATTATATCAGTTTCACTAAGTATAGGATTACCTTCAATAGTTTCACCTACTCTAGCAATAGCCTTAGCTTGCTTTTCTAGAGTCTTTAATGCTACTCTCTTAGCTCTAAGAGTCTCAGTTTCCCGTACTCCTAGGTTCTTCCTACTATTAATATTAGCTATATCAGTCTCTAATTCACCAATCTTTTCTCTCAGTTTCTGATATTCAGAATGAGCTTTACCTAATGAACCATAGTTAATTAACAAATCTCTCTGTGTGTCACTAAGGTTACTTGAAGTAGTAGGATTAATAGAGATGTTGTTAATCTCATTCTCAAGCTGTGTGACTCTTTCTCTCCATGAATCTACACTTAACTTACCATAGATTAAAGCCTGCTTAGTATCTTCATCAGCAGCATTACCTAACATCTTATCAATACTCTCAGACTCTGTAGCTATTTTGCTCATGGTATCAAGCAATCTGTTACTATTCTTCTTTATAGTAGAGAGTATCTGAGAGTCATCTTGCTCAATGCCCCTATTATTAGGTGCATTCTTGAATTGTTGTACTAAAGCTGTAGCTTCTTCTGAACCTTCTTCAAGGTTAGCAGTTCTAGTCAAGTCCTGCATAAATGAATTATAATAGTCTGTTCCTCTTAGTTTCTCAAGAGTCATAACATCATTAATGGTCTTTCCTAGTTCACTGTTTCTATAATCAAACTCATCATTTCTACCTGATGCTTCATCCATAGATTTAGCCCAATTGAGAGTACCAACTAGTCCATCATACTTAGATTTATTAGTTGGGTCTTGTATCCAATCAGTCATTATGCTTGCAGCAGTTGACCTTTCTTCACCAGCATCTCTTTGTTCTTGAATAGCTTCCCATATAGGATTTCTATATGTAATAGGAGACCTTCTTATAGCATAACTAAGATTAGATTCATCCTCTCTTCTAATGGCAGGACCTCTTCTATTGTTAATAGTAGGAGTACCCATACCAGAAGCTAAAGCACCATAGATACCAGAAAGGATAGTCTCTTTATCCACCATTGCATCACCTGCTGCTCTACTTGCTGCAAAGAAGTCATTAGCTAATGATTCATCTACTGCATCCTTACCATCACCTTTATACTTATTAGTAATAAAGTTCTGTAGATTATATTCAGCACCACCTCTTGCAAAGGCATCAGATACACTTTGAAGATATTCCTCAGTGAACTCACCAGCAGGTTCTTGAAGTACATTAAGTACTTTACCTATCCTTCCATAAGAAGGAACCACTCTACCTGCTTCTACTCTAAAGTCTTGTGGTGTAAATAACCTACCTAACCTACTTCTTCTCATAGCTTCTTGCACAGAAGGAGTTTGAAGACCAGCTTTTAGTGTCATGTTAAGAGCACCATTAATCATGGAGTTAAGACCCATATTATACACACCTGCCTTAGCTGCATTTATCTCTGCTTTCTTAACAGCTTCTTCATATCTAGGAGCATAACTATCATAAATATCTTTGTATAGTTTCTCCATAGACTTTGCATCCTGTGGATTATAGCCTTGTCTGCTAAGTTCTTCGGGGTTCTGTAATCTCTTATTGAACTCATCATTAACTGCCTTAGCTTGTGTTTCAGCAATCATTTGCTTAGCATCATCAAGGAACTGTATCTTAGTATTAAGACCTTCACTTACCCCTTCAACAGTACCAACCATTGCAGGAATAAGGAAAGCATTAGTCTTTTGTTGTGCTTGTTGGAGTCCTTTAAGTACAGTATTAACCTTTTCAAGATTAGTTAAAGCACCTGCTCTATTAGCAGCCATAGTTAAACCTTTAGCACCCTGAAATGCCTTACTTGATATAGAAGAAAGACCAGCACCAGTAAGCATAGATGCTATTGTAAAACCTTGCTGATTAATAAGTTCTGGTACAGTATTGACACTAAGTAAGTTATCAAGAATAGTACCTTGTTCCTCAGCTTGTGTTCTAATTACTGGTATGTTAGACATACCACCATTCTCTTTAGCTTCTTGAATATTAGCATCAAATAAGCTGCCATACTGCATTACATCATTGCCATACCTAGTCCAACTGTTATCTATAACATGGTCCATGAAGTCAAAGAAAGCATTATCAATGTCTTCATTTCTTTCATCACCAATATAGTCAATAGCACCTTTAACCATGCCAGCAGTACCTATTAGAGCACCTGCTGTTTGAGCACCCATACCCTTAAATCCATTCCAGAACTTCTCAAATACACTTTGGTTCTTTGATGCAGTATCTTGCATCTTCCTTCTAAGTATATTATTAGCTTCCTGCTCTCCATAAGCAGCCTTAGCAGCATTATATTCTGCTGCTATCTTATACTTCTCTTCATCAGAGAAAGGCAAGTATTCAGTGTTCTTGTATCTCTTATAATAAGGAGATACATTATCAGCTATCTTATCAAATTCATCAAGGGCCTTTCTACCTCTAGCAGGCCATTGGTTATAAATACTATCAAGCTTAGTTGCTTCTTCTTGAAATTGTTGACCCTGCTCAAAGGCTTTACCAATAGCTTTAACTTGTTCCTCATCAGTATGTTCTATTTCTTGAGTCTTAAACAAGTCACCATTGTATAGACTATCTCTTTGTTCAGGAGTATAATTCTTAATCATGTCATAGTCTGGTCTATTACCAAACTTCTCCTTGAACTTGACATTTCTATACATTCTTTCAGTCTGGTCAGGAGTAAGCCCCTTTATCTTAGTGGAATACTCCTTCTCCCAGTTCTGTCTATCTTGAACTGTTAAACCCTTTAGTCCTTCTAATCCTTCCATATTATAATCCTGTATTTACATCAAAATTGATACTATCAGTTACTTGTGGAGTAGCTGGAGCTGCTATAGGTGCTTGAGGTATATTTTGCTTAGGCATTAATACATAATCATAGTCACCTGCTGCTCTACCAGTAGAAGCTTTTACTCTAACTACATCATATAAATCTAAATCTATATTCTGTTCTTTAGCTGTTTTCAGCATTTCATCAAGAGCACCCTTAGGTATTTCATTGTAGTTAGTTACTATATCATTGACATTCACATTATCAAGAGTATAGTTACCCCATGTAGATGCAGCATTACTTCTAGTCATACCAAACCAAGTACCTTTTACATCTTCTCCCTTTTCACCTGTTCTCCATTTACCATTGGTATTAGCAATGATAATAGGCTTATCACCTCTCTTAGCTGCATCTTTAACTCCTGCACCAGCTATTCCACTGTTACCAGCATAGTTTTCAACTCTACCATCTGGATATATTCTAAGTGCCTTTCCACCACCAATTACTCTGATTACAGAACCATCTTGAAGAGGAATAGTACTCTTATCTTTAGCTGCTTGTTCTTTAGCTAAGTTAAATCTTTCTTTCTCCATCTCTAATCTAGTAGACTCAGCAGGACTCATATAACCTCTATTAGCTTGAGTATCATATCTCTGAGTACCAATAGCATCATATAAACCAGCATTAATATAGTCTCTAGCTCTTGATTGAGTAGCTTGGTCCCATGTATCAAGACCAGATTCCTGCCATATAGTATCAGCTACTTGCTTCAATTCTTTAGGAGCATTAGGGTCATTCATTATAGTCTGCATAACCTGTTGAGGACTATAACCAAGCTGCTGCATTTGTTGAAAGTACTGCCCACCAAGTATAGATGAATACTGAGGATTATCTTGAATAGTCTTAGCCAAGTTCTGAGCCATTGTACTAGCTCTCTTAGTTAATTCTGAACCACTGATAGTATTATAAGTAGCATTAGGATTATTCAATAAATCATCAATAGATGCAGTACCATAATTAACATCAAACATTAAAGAAGGGTCTCTTTGGATAGCTTCTCTTTGAGCCTTAGTTAACTCTTCTCTCTTACTTGCAGCTAATTCAATAGGAGTTATTTCACTAGCATATCTTCTCTTCATATTTAACAAACCTCTTCTACTTTCTGGTGTTAAACCTTGTCTGGCTAAGAGGTCTGCTTGTTTAGTCAAGTCATCTGCATAGGCTTTATATTGTGCATAAGCTACAGGACTAGTTTGCTGGTCAGCTAACTTATCCCACATACCTGCCTTTGCAGACATCTCTCCTAAACCTTCTTCAATAAGCTTGTGTTCAGTATCAGCCATCTGTACTGGAGCAAGCATTTCTGCATAAGAGAAAGGCTTAAACTTACTATTGTTTACTATATATCTACTTGCCATAAGTCAAATATCCTCCCTTACTTTTCTTTTTACTTTTAGTACCACTCTTAGGTTTCTTGTATCTAACCTTACCACTTCTATCAATAGTATAGCCAAGTGCAGGATTGGATTCAATCATATTTCTACTGAACTCTTCTCTACCAATATCACCTAAACTATCAAAGAAGTTTGTTAAGTTGGCACTCTTAGCTGCACTACTTCTAGCACCTGCTTCTTCTCTCATACCAGCAGCTTGCATTATAGCTCTAAGTTGCATCTCTCTATTCTGTTGATTCATACCAGCAGCTCTTAATGCAGCTTCACTATTATACTGGTCAGTACCTCTATTAAATGCTTCAACTCTTTCTCTTTGAGCTAAATTATACTCCTCTGCTTGTCTTGCTAAATTACCCATGTTTTGACCATAGTTATAATCAGCAGCAAGTATTCCAGCCTGAGCATTAAGCCTGTTACCACCTGATGTATTCTGTAAAGCTCTTCTAGTAGCTCCAGTCTGTGCATTTAACTTATTTATATAAAAGTCTCTATCTAGAGGATTATATCTTAAATAATTACCTAATGGTTTAGCTTCTATAGTAGGTAATCCACTTACTGCATCTACAATCATATCAGCATTACTATAGTCTGGTTTATTAGTCCATCCAAATAAGTCTGACATTACTCCAACACCAGCACCTAAAGCAGGTACATATCTAAGAGCATCTAATCCTATTCCTCTTCTAGTACTAGAAGGTTGAATATCATTAGGCATAATATCTGCATCTCCTTGAGCAGCCACATAGTTTTCCCATGTAAAAGGTGAGTCATCTAATAAAGTTGGGTCCCAATCAGTATCACCACCATAAGCAAACTGTCTTCCTTCTGTCTTAGCTTCCTTTATAGCTTTAACTTCTTCTTGAGCCTGCATTAACTTAGACATATTTGCAAGTAAACCTCTCTTAGCAATAGGGTCATAAGGTCTTTCTTTAGGCTCTTTATTAATCTTTTCAGCTATAGAAGCAAAGGTATTATCCTTGTATTTAGATGGAAGATTAACTGATTTAAGTAGCTCTTCACTAGGATGTAATCTATTACTAAACACATAATCATTGAAGATTACTTCACCTTCTTCAACTAAATTAGGTTGACCATCAGGTGCTACACCCATTGGCACACCAGTTAAAGGATTCTCTTCATGGCTTCCACCCTCGCCTACTACTGTAACTCCATCACTAAATACTCCACCATTAGTTAGAGCATCTGGATGAGTAGTTAAAGAGTCATAAGCTCCTGTATATAAAGTACCTATAGGTGCATAGTTTTCATCATAACTATATCCCATATAACCACCATCAGCATGATTCCATCCTCTAGCATTATCTGCAAAAGTAGCTCTCTTTCTTGTAGTAGGATTAGAGCTATTCTTTCCTCTTCTAATACATGCTTCTGTTACTTTACCACCACAGTATTCAGTAAACTTGCCTCTGTTTTTCTTCTTAATATGGATACCTCCTCCATCTGCAAATAGCATACCACCATATGCTTTTTTAAGTGAAGGATATTTAGCAAGTACCTTTCTTCTCACACTCTCATTACCATGAAGTCCTGCTAATCTAAGTGCATCTCTGGCATTAGCTTTAGTTGGTATAGGATAGCTTCTATGTGGACCTGCAAAGTCATCAGCAGGAACCATTGGATATGGTTTCTTCTTAGAACCATAGTCCTTATCTCTGGATAAGTTGCCACCCTTTGCAAAGTAATTTACACCAAACTCTGATACTTCAAATGAGTTGGGCATAGATGGCATTCTGAATTTACTCATAGCATCTAATTGTTTATTGTTTAAAGCTTTAGTAGCCAATTCATAGTCAATAGCACCTCCCCCAAGCACACCACCAAAGGCTGAATAATTAGCTAACATATTGAGGTCACTCTGTGTGTCTATATTCTCAGCTCTTGTTTCAAATGAACTAAGTGCTTTTTCATTAGCTTCTTTAGCTTGTTTATTAAGTTTCTTAGCTTTCTTCTTAGCCTTTCTATTACCAGTAAACCAACCTGCAAGTGAAGAACCTAAACCTACTACACCACCCACAATAGCACCAACTGGTCCACCTACAGAGGCCCCAGTTGCAGCACCAGATGCAGTAGCACTGATAGTATTCATAGCTCTTTGTCCATTACTGCCTCCTCTTACTTCTTTCCAAGTATAATCATCTTTAGCTTTATTCCAAGAACTCCATTCATTCAAAAGTTCATCATTTGATGATGCACCTACTGTCATTTGCTTTTGAGATTTAATACCTTCCTCTACACCTGATGTATCAGCTATCTGAGCATTAGAAATACCTGCATTTACTATAGTTCCAACAGAGGAACCTATACCTCCAATACTACCCATGTTAAATCCTCCACTAGAACCTCCTGTAGGTTGTATTCCTACAGAGCCACTAGCACCACCTTGACCTAATTGAGTAATCTGAGATACATCAGTACCTAATCCAGAAGTAATACTACCTACTGGACCTCCATCTGCAAATATGTTTAATGGTCTATTCTTTCTTCTTATAATTCTCTTGTTAGCCATAGCATATCTTTAATTTGTTGCAAATATAAGTAAAGTTATTGATATTACAAAGCCTTTAAATAAAAAAGTAAAGGCTAAGTAATCAATTAAGTTACTTAGCCTTACTATTATTATACAAAGTAATGTATTGTCATATCATGGAACACTGTTCTATATGTATTAGGTGTTTCAGTTGATAGTTTAACATATGCCCAAGTATTTCTAATTCTATCTCTATTATTAGCTGGAATACCATTAATAGGTGTATTAGCTCTTGGTATATTAGCTCTCCATATCCTGAACTTTCTCTTTAAAGGAGAAGGTCTTCCATTTAAGTCAGTTAATGTTACTCTACCATGTTGATACTCATTATATACATCAAGTGTATCATAAGTTTTAGTAGGAGCAAGGTTATCACCATCATAAGCATCAGCTCTAAATTCAACAGTATTGAATATCTTATCAGCAGGTTCATCAGCATTAGCTACTACAGTAATACTATAAGGTTTATACTGACCAAAGAACATGTTGTAGTCTCCAGCAAACTGTTCCCACATCTTACCATCCTTGAAAGCATAGAAGTCACTACTTACATTGAACATAGCAGGAACTCCTTCATAACTCATGAATGAAGTGAACTGGTTAATCAACTCTGAATAACACAGGCAATGGTCTTTATAAGTGAAATACACATCATTATTATTCTTGTCATAGAATGACCTATAGTTATTATAACCAACAGGTTCCCAGTTCACATGAACATTATGTGTATTAATCCACTGCCTGAAACCTAACTTGTCAGATAAACTGACTATCTCACCATTAAATAAATAAAGTGAATTAGTTTCATTATCTATAAAGTATAGTCCGGAAGGAGATTCTGCAATAGACCATTTATTAGCACAGCCTATGGTATTACTTATATATCTCTTACCACTTACCTTCAATCCATTGGTAATTTCAATTGGCATACCATCAGAAGTTGGTATCTGAACTCTACTATTAAATAAGATATTACTTAATCCCATTCTCTGGAAAGCAAAGATTTCATTCTTGAAAGTATTCAATGAAACTACTTCTCCCTTATCACCATCAAGGTCTAAAGTGGATGCCATAGTAATATTAGTCCAAGTATCAATAATACTTCCTAATTGCTTTTCCTTAGTCCAAGTAATAGTATTAGGAAAATAGTTAAGATTAAACTTACTATGATTGATTGCCCTGTAGTTAAAGAAGTTATTAGCCTGATTATATACAGGATTCATCATATTAAAGTTAGTAGGAGTCATAGCTAAATTACTAATCTGACCTCTATTCTTATCATACCTACCTTCTATATTAATCCTTGTCTCACATAAGAAAGATACTACTTCATTAACACTATTCTGGTCTTCAAGGGTTGAAGGATAAACCTTCATACAGTCATATCTCTGAAAGAAAGTGTCTCCTTCTGTGTAATAGATAGTTAGATAGTTTACAGGAGTTCCATCAGCTTTTAACAAGCTATAAGGCTCACCTGCTGGCAACCAGTGATTATTCTCAAAGGCTTCTTCTGTCTGACCACCAAACCTATTCTGAACATTATCATTATACAACTCAGCAAGGAACAGGTAACTATAGTTATTATCATAGAAGTTACTTGTATAAGTACTAATAATATCCTGATACACATCATCTTTTATAGTAGAAGAGGTGTCTGTAATTCTCTTAGCTGTTGGATTCCAAAAGAAGTGAGTATCATTGGTATTAGGAGTTACAGGGTTTACTGTCCAACCTTCCTGATAGTTTGTTTCTCTATTAGTAGGAAGAACTACTTGCTTACCATCCTTAGTCCAGTTAAGTGCAAATACAGCATGTGGAGTTGATTTATATTTTATTCTTACAGCATCAGTTCCATTAGGAACCTTTGTAAGTTGAGCACCATCACTTCTCTTAACAAATTGTATAGGGAATGAACCTCCCACAAACAACTGGTGAGCATAAGTCTCAGCAGTATTTACACCAGTTACAACTATAGGATAACCATCTTTCCTATTTAAAGTTTCAGTCCTTTCCCCATCTTGAAATTTCATGGTAACTGTATATGAATCATCTATCCTTGTAGCAGCTAATACTTTATCAATATTACCATAATAGTTTAAGTCTCCTAAACCTGAGTTTGCAGGAGAAGGTATTCTAACTAATGATTGCTCATTAGAATTGAATATACTCACACCAGTAATACCAGTGTGATTATTATCATTATCCCTATAAGCTAACCAAGGAGAACTCAAGAAGTAAGAGAAAGAAGAGAATTTCATATTTGAAATCTTTTTCTTACCAAGCATTGCAGTTCTTGTTCCCTCAGTAACAGGACCTTGGTTATTCAGAGAACCATTTCTATGCCAAGCATAAACCATGAAGGCTTCTGTATATCCGTGGTCATCATCTACTTTTTCCATATCAGTCATTTTATCAAACCAATATGCTCCAGAAACTAAGTTCCTTAATCCATGATAAGAGTTATTCTCCACTCCAACAAACTCCTTATAGAAGCCCATCTTGTTTGTATCATTAGCAGGTGTAGATACTTGAATATCTATATCTGAAGCATTACTTGTCATTGGTACTATACCAACTATTCTTAACTTAAGACCTGATGAATCCAAGTTCTGAACTCCTTCATCAAACTCAATGTCTGGTGAATGAAGTGTGAGAATAGATTGGTCCACAAAGAAATACTCAGCATGATTAGCTGTCCAAGAATTTAAATCTGAACCTGATTGAGATACATAAGGAGTAGATGGTACATTAGCCAGACATTGTATCTCAGCTCCTCTTTCCCAGTTATTAGGAATGGGTCTATTATGTCTGAACTCAGCCCATGCACCCTTATTAACTATATCAATAAGAATAGTTCTTTCTTGAGAAGTTCCAGGGTCTATAGTTAGAGTAGTATTGGTGTTTCTTATTACTGCTGCCTTAGAATTAGCATAGTCTGCCCATGTTGTAGTAAGACCAGTCCAGCTAGATTGATTATGGTCAATATCAAATGCAAGGTTAGGTCTTGAAAACCATGAAGCCTGTGCAAATGGTGAATTACTGAATCTGTCACCTACATTATATACAGTAGGACATAAGATACCCTGAGCTATTACCTCTCTATCTGTAAGAGAAGGATATACTACTACACCTCTTACTCTTGTAAAGCCTTGTTTAATAGCTGACTGAATTACCTCAGATGACAATGAATACATGGCTTGTACAAGTGATAGACTATTAGTATAAGAAGGATAAACACCTTCATAGCCTCCTTCATAATCCGGACCATTATAAGCATCATTAACCCATACTGGTTCTGACCATTTACCACTCTTATGTTGGAACTGAATACCAAACCTATACCATTCAAGATACTTGAAACTCTTAATCTTTGAACCAAGATATAAGCTATTCTTATATGGATAGAAACCAGATGCCTGCACAAAATTACCTACATATTTGGAATAAAAACTTATATTCCCTCCTTTTACTTTACTTATGATGTCAGTGCCTACTAACTTTCTCTGTATATTGGCATTACCTAAAAACAGAGTATTATCCTTCTGAGTAATAGTTCCAAATACTACATCCTCACCTCCTACATATAATAGCTCAGTAGGGTCAACACTGGTTCCAGTAGTACCATTATCTACATAAGTCAGGGTAGTTGTACTGCCTGTACTTGGATTGATGGGAATATCTACTACATTAAGTACATTAGGAGTAGCATCTATACTTGCTCTATGAATAGAATAAACCCTTACATAATCAAATCTTGTATCTGCATCTTCTATGGTAATAGTAAAGCTGTTACTAACTTTCTCTTCTGGAGAGGCTCCTCTACTTGCAAAGGATATATATTCAAGAGGAGAAGTATAAAAGATGTTACTCTCCTGTCCATACTTATTATAATAAGTGAAAGCATATTGAATTACACCTGATGAAAATGAACCACTTGCAAGGTCATTTCTTACAACTGTAACAGTTTCCTTAAGACTTAAGTCCTGTACAAAGTTAAATGAGTTATCATCCCATTTAGCCCTTACATCATCTGTAGCTACAATATTAATAACCCTTGATTGATTCAGTCCATCAATCCAATACACCTTTTGAATATTGTCATTTTCATATACACCAATATTCTCAATTGGGTAGTCTGTATTGAAATTCAGATTACCTGAGAATAGAGTAATAGTCTCAAAGTGAGTACCCTTATTTTCAAGTCTGTAGATATTATCATTTGTACCTTTTGTAAAGAGGGTCACATAATTATTAAGTACATTCTGTCCAAGTAATACCCCATCAATAACTACAGGGTCTCCAGAAGGTGATTTTAATGGTATCTCCTTATTACCTCTTTCATTAGTAACTGTCAAGAGAGTTGAGTTATCTCTTGCAGTTATTCTAATGTTCTTACATTCATATGCAAACTGTGGATTAAACTTTGAGACTGTTAAGTCCCTAGTCATTCCTTTGATTATATGATTTTCTTGCTTAAGCATAATTATCTTTGGTCTTTAATATATTCTCTATTACCTAGTGGCTTAAAGCCTTTCCTAAATTCATTAGTTCTAGGTAATAGTTGACTCATCATATTACTAATAGCTTCCATTTCACTAACAGAAGGTAAAGTGAATTCAGTGTTAAGTTGCCCAACTCTCCACGCATATTCTTGCTGTACATTCTGTAATACTGCTGGTGCTATTTTACCCATATCAAACTGAATGGTGAACCATTCCTTCTTTATATATAACTCTAATGCTTTAAGGAATATAGAATTATCAGGTATCATAGGTAATCCTTCTTCATCTACTGGAATAGCTCTATATGCTATAGCTATCTTACCTTCCTTAAAGGAAGTATATATAATATTACCTTGTGTTTTAAAGGTTCCTTCCTGCCTCATTATAGGTTTCTTTTCATCATGTATTAGATGAAAAGTATCAGTAGTAGCCCTAAGAGAGATGTTATTCTTTACATCCTTTACTTGTCTTATAGCTATTAAATCACATGGTAGAGCTGCTCTGTAATTGGTAATATCTACAGTATCAACCTTATCATAATAGATAGCAGGAAGACCTACAATACCTATGAAATCCACTGTGTATTGTATAATAGCTTCAAGAGTTAAGTCAACCATTAAAGGATGTCTCATTAGCCTGCTAGCTATTTCTCTTATATTTGTATATGTTACATTATTTACCATATTGCTTGTTTTTATCTAGGTACATTGCTTCAATCTTTCTATCTTTAATGTTCTGCTTAAGCCTTTTCTTTAGCTCTCTATTAACACTAAACTCATAGAATGACTTATTGATATAGTTAGCTTTACCTCTGTTATAATAGACTTTAAATATCTCTTTCTCTTCTACTTTAATAAGAGTCTTAGCGTTGAAAGATTCTTCATCTTCATACCATAATTTAAGAGTTCTATCCCAGTCAATAGGCAGGTTAGTTACTAAGTTACCTTTAGCATCTAACCTAACCTCCCCTGCTGTCTTTCTTATCTCAAGTCTTCCCATTCTATAAGGTAAAGTTACTTCTTCACCATTTACTAAGTTATCAGCTAGTAATTCATTAACTCTTCTAGTAATAGAGAAGTACTGAGATTCAGTTAATCTATACCCAGTACTACCATAGCCATTCTTTCTATAATGCTTGTAACCATCATAGATACCCAATGACCCTCTGATTTTGTGAGTTCTTGGCTTATCTACCTTTAGTATGCTATGTCTAAACTCTTCTAGTGACATTACTTCTTAGGATTTAGGTCAGACATATCATCATCAGCATTGTTCTCCTTATCTTCTGGCATAAACTCTGAACTTCTTAATTCCTTAACTACAAGCTCAATAAGAGGAGGAATTAGAGAAGCTTCTAAAGGAAACTCAGCATCAAGTAACTCACATATTTTACCATTTTCATCACATTGTAATCCAAAGGTTTCCTCAGCATTCTCAAATAAAGCTGTTATTCTTACCTTTTTAAGGTAGAGATATTGAGGGTTGCTAGACTTGAAGTATAGGTAGTTATCTGGTGCTAAAGAGCAATAGATTATATTATTCAAATACTTGTTATACCCTACATACTTCATTCTATCTCTATTCACATAAGTTATCTCACCTTGGTAATAGTCCACTGGATATACTCTTGGTTGTTTAATTCCCATCATATATGGGATTTTATTTTTAGACCTTAGATATACCCCACCTTCACAGACCTCACCTGAGATTGCAGGTACTTCTATCAGGTCTAGACATATAGTACTAAAGTTACTCTCAGGTATAAACTTCTTTATATCTGAGTATCTCTGCTTTAGTAAAAAGGCTCTATACTTACTTGTTAGATAGATTATGTGGTCTTCTGTGAAGTAAGCATCATCTGATGAGAGTTTCAACTCATCATTAATCATATAAACTATTTCTCTATATGTACTCATATCATATTGGTATTAACATTAAAAGCACTGCAAATATAAGTAATAAAACTCACATGTGCAATGCTTTTACTGATTTTATTTACTGGCTATAAGTATTATGCTTCTATTCTTATCATATTTGTTTCATCAACCCTAAGAATATTATCCTCAGTGATTCTGGCAATATAATTAACTTTAGTCTGATGGAACAGTGTATCATTATTAATATAACTTGGAAAATCAATTAGACAAGTAGTTCCACTTAAACAATAGATAGCATTAATTATAGACCTAAGGTCATTTTCATCTATATATTCACTGAATACATTTAGCAAGTCATCCAGTGTAAGTAATGCTAATAGTTTATTCACATCACCATAACTCCTATAACCAAATTGAGCTAATGAAGTGAAGTATCTAACTACAGCATCATAAGAAATATTAGTCATTTCATCCATAGCAGCTACAATTTGTTACTCTAGTTATTGTACCTATCTTATTCTTAAAGTATTTATTCCAATACTTAATAGCTTGAGGATAATTACCAGTTCTTATACATAACTCAAGTGCTTTTATTCTTAAGGATAAGTCAATGAATTCTTTAGGTATTTCACAGTTATTCTCTATCTGTTTAACATACTTCATCATGCTTTGATAAAGAGGATATAGATTAGTTACAGCTCCCATAATCATGGGATTAGTTGTACCACAAGGAGCATCTGCTGAGGGAGTTCCAGTAGCTATCACATACACAAAGAACATAGTATCATTAAGAGTATTGATATTAAAATCACTTGCTTGTAATCTAAGTCTTATATTCCTCATTTGATGAGTACCATAAGTGAAACAGTATGATTTATCTTCCTCTTCAAGCACTGGATTACAACTACATTCCTCAGGAAGAGAGTAAGTTAAATCATAGGCATCAGCTACTTTAAGTTCATATACAGGATTAGAGCTAGGACCATTAGGTACATATGTATCTTGTGTATCTATAACCACACTATCTAAGATTATATCATCATAGAAGTCTTGATTATCAACAGAGGCATCTATAATTAGATACTTATCATCTTGGGTTATCCTTAATTCGTTGAAATGTAACATGGTTATTTAGTTTTAATTATAAAAAAAAGAGCATAGAATCAACTATGCTCTTTATAATTAGCTCATTTAAGCTGGGTCAACTGGGTCTGCAATTGTTAAACCAGATGCAGTGTTGATTGCTGCAATCAGAGCCTTCATTGCAGTGTGACTACCATCATCTACAGTTACCAGAGTGATTGTTCTAGGAGACTTTTGTACATCTTCTGCACCACCTGCCCAGTAATAACTGATGTTCAGAGTATCATACTTCTGAGTTGGGTCTACCAAGTAAGTAGTATGAATAACATTAGGCCATCCCATGTTTCTGTAGAAGTCACCTCTAGCACCCATTGTGAAGTATTCAAGGTCTGCAATATCATGACCATTCTGTACAGAATTAATAGGAGTTACTGTAGTAACTGTACCCCAGATTCTTTCATCACCTTCAAAGGTAATATTAGTTGGTTGTACTGCAAAAGGAATGTAACCTTGAGGCATAACACCTAAAATCCAATCCTGTGCTACCTGTTCAATTTGAATACCAGTATAAGTACCAGTCAGAGTAGCAGGGTCAGTGTCAATGGTTACTGTTGTATATGCAGGACTACTTGCTACTAGATAGATTGTTACTAGTGGAGTAGCTTCTCTTGCTATGTTTCTAGCTAAAGAAAGTGCCATAGCTTTGTAAAAGTCTGATGCTGTCATACCACTAATTGCATGTACCATACCAAATTTCCAGTATTGGTCTTCTGGTGATAAACCTACATACTGTCTGAAAGCAAGTCTCAACAGATAATCCTGTCCAGCTACTGGTGCTCCACTATTGATAGTAGAGTCTAGAACTACTTGGTATCTATCTAACTTCTTAGCTAAATACTGAGAAGATGTAGCCTTTGCATAAGTGATATTCTTGATGTCAATCTTATCACTAGATTCAATAACACCAGCAGGACTAAAGTACTGGAAGTACATTGTAGATTTAGCTGTATCTGCCTTAGGCAGAATGTCACCAGCAGCAGCTAGTTGAGTAACTGCTGTCTTTAGAACTTTTGCGACATATAAATGTCTTACTTGATTTACGGAATAAGTTGCCATAAATAAATTGTTGTTTAATTAAACGTATTGCTTATTAATAAGCTATTGATTATTCTCTTTGTTTGCATACTGAGCCTTACTCATTAAGGCAAGTCTAACTGCTACTTCAACTATCAAGTTATGAATATTACTATTCAATGCACATTCCATTGGTTGTGAATAACCTGATATGTTTAAGTCACCTAAGTTAGTTAATATAATAGGTGTAGGCTTAGTGATATAGTTACAATGATACTCACCTATCTTAAACTTTGATATAAGTTTAATGGCATTATTAACATCAACTCTTAAGACTCTCTTTTCTGATGGACCTTTAAATGGGTTCCTTTTTATCTTATAAAGTTCATCTTCTCTAACTGGTGTTACTAAGGAGTATGTACCATTTAAACAACCTAATGTTTCATCACTTAACTTGCACTCTTCATAGGTAATAAACCATAAACCTTGTGGCATTACAATTGATGCAGTAGTAGAAGGAACAGTAATTTCTTGTGTAAACTCTTGAACCAATTCAGCTAAGTATCTTCTAGCTTCCTCAGTAGACTCAAAGGAGAGTCCTAATGAGTTTCTACCACTATACAAGTCTATAACCAAGCTATCTTGAGCTTTAGTCAGAAAGACTGACTTCTCATACTCAGAGAATGCAAGAGGGTCTGTTGTTCCATCAACTGGTATAATAGAGTAAGAGTTAAGCAGAACATCAAACTCAGCACTAAATTGTTCTATATTCATAATTACTCACTTCTTTGACCTAGTTCAATAGTAGCTTTAACATTACTTTCATAAGCAGCTTTAGCTAGTTCAACAGCTCTTTGAAGTATCTCTTGATGTATAATTGGATTCAATTCACATTCAGAAATAGTACCAATACCATTGATAGTTAAGTTACCATATTCAGAAGAAAGGTCTGCTGTTATGATAGGTGCAAGTCTTCTAATATACCTCAATAGATACTCAGTAATTGCTTCATTACTGTTGACTATAAGCTCAGTAGAGATTTTCTCACTTGAAGTGCTTATGATTCTCCATGCTTGGTACTTAAGAGGTTCCTTGTATGGCTTAGACATTAATCTAGTGTACTCAGCATAACTAATAGGAATCACTTGTTTGGTTCCTGTATTGGTAGAAACTGCTTCATTAATGACTATAAATAAGTCAGAAGGCAAGTCAAATACCTTAGCCCTCTTATCAAAAGTAAGAGGGGAAGTTGTGCTAGGTGTACCTTGTGCAACCTTAATAAGCTCTGAGAAATCTATCTGTCTCTTAGGTGAGTCATCCATTCCTTCTCCATACTTGTTACCTTTAGGGTTAAAGTAGTTCTTGACTATTTCCTCTTGGCCTTTAGTCAAGAACACTGATTTCTCATATTCATTTAACCCAGGAGCAGCATTGCTCATTATGTTGTTATAGAGTACATCAAATTCATTACTGAACTCTATGTGGTCCATATTATTACTCTTTTAGTTTAGCTTCAAGACTGAACTTAATAGACTGGTTCTTAGGTGATGCTAAGAACTTAGCTGCTATATTAAAGGTTGGGTCTTCGTTGTTACCACATAAAGGAGAACCATCTTCTCTTAGATAGAAGAATCCACCTCTATTAGATACAAGACCTGCTTCAACTGCTCTCTTAATAGTTACCTTAGTAGGTAATAGAGGGTCTGTAATAACCTTTAAGAATAGCTTAGCATCAGCTTGAATTAGCTTGTTTACTCTTGTTTGTAAGAACTCTACCTTAGTATTTACAGCTAGTGGTCTACCATCAATAGTCTCAATAATAGTTCTCAATGTATCAGCATCATTTTCATATTTACCATATTCCATGTATGCTTGCATTGTAGCTGACATCTCTTGTCTAGCATTAGAAGTTTCTTCACCTTCCTTGATAAGAACAAACTTATATGTTGCCTTTGGAATGTCTTGAAGAGCTTGCAGTGAAGGAGCTATATCATCCTTATTAGCTAGCAATATCTTATACTTAATGTATTGTTCTGGGTCTGATAGGTCTAAGATGTTATCTTGTTTAAGCAATCTAACTTGTCTATTTGACCAATAGTTATTTTCCTTCTTATATATAGATAGAGCATTATACTCTAAACCCATAATATACTCAAGGAATTCCTTTTCTTCATCAGTAAGAACATTAACCAATCTACCAGATTCTAACTGTGGAACTGTGAAATACTTTACTGCATTCTCAGCCATACCACCATATAGAATGTGCTTTGGATTAGTTACTATACCACTCTCTTTGGGTACATATCTTACTATAATTCTTTCATTTCTTAAACAACTTACTGGTTCTCCCAGTGTTGCTACTTCTTTCTTTCTACCTTTTCTTACAGGCAATTGTGGTTCTTCTTCCTCAGGCATCTGAGGTACAATAGATGTTTCACTGTTAATGCTCTCTAAGTCAAGTTCTTCTTCTACTCTCTTACTTGCCATATTTACTTCTCCATTAATTAGTTAAAAAGAAAAGGGGAGGAGTTAACCTCCCCTTGTATCATTATCCTTGCAGAATTGAAGGAATAAGTGACATTGTTCTAGTTGGGTCTAGTACTAATGTACCTAAAGTTGCCATTCTGTGGATAACAGCAGAGTCCTCATCATAAGACATATTAGGATTACCCATCTGTCCAGTGAAAGGATTTCTGAATCCCCATTGATAACCTCTGAATTCTTCTTGACCCTTAATCTTACACTTTTGAATATTAGGTTGGTCCATAGTACCAATATACCAAATATCAAATCTATAAGAGAAAGCAGGTCCACCTTCTGGGTGAAGAATCTTATTTCTTACAGGGTCATCATAGAATGGGTCAACATCAAGTGACACTACAACACCATTAGGTGCTCTCCATTCAGTTACCTGATAATCAGTTACTGCAATAGCATTCTGAGCAAAGTTACTTGCAACCTTAGTATAGATTGGTGGGTTCTGAGTTGAGATGATTGGCATCCATCCAGAAGTAGTCTTCTTAGCTTCTCTGTTGAATAACAGAGCACCTCTTTCACCAGTCTTGATGATGAACTTTCTATCACCAAATCCTAACTTAGAAGCAGATAGTTCATACAGAGCATCTAGCAACAGTTTCATCAGACCATTAGTATCATTGTAATACATAGTGTTAGCCACTTCTGTTTGCTCAAAGATACCAGCACCAGTCTTGATTACATTACCAGACTTACCAAAGTTCATGTATTCACCATTGATATTTCTGTTAGAAGTACCAAAGGCCATTGCATTGTTCTTGTACTCGTCAAATTGAAGTTCAACTTCCCATTCTACATAGTGCATCCACTTGTTTGCAACATCCTTAACCTGTCTGCCACTAGCATCTCTATGAACCATAGGAATACCAACAGCTAACTTCTTATCAAGGTTAGAACCAGGAGTCTTATGTTGAATTCTAATAGTAGTCCATTCATTTCTCATAGAAACAGGACTAGTGAATCTAACATCACCAACCTTTCTTGAAAGTTCTCTTTCAACAGGTGCAAATTCAACAGAGTATCTTTCACCAGCAAGTAGTCTTTCAGCAGGAATACCCTTGCTGTTAGCACCCATTAGTTCAACCTTATATACACAGTTTGTACCTTCTGGTCTACCATCTGCAAGAATTCTTTGAGGGTAAACTTGATTTAAGTTACCTACAATAACTTCACCATCTGCAAACCAGTCTTCTGGGAATACAAGATAGAAAGGTGCACCACCTACACCAACATTACCTGATGCTGATGTAATAACTAGGCCATTCTCATCTCTAGCTTCAATCAGAGGAATATTTCTTCTTGAAGAACCAATAACATCCCAGTAATATTCAGCATCATTCTCAAACACTTTAGTAGGGAATGAACTAAGGAATGTATCTAGTGTCTTTCCTCTGTGGAAAGCTAACAATTGCACCATTAGGTTAGTTGCCTTTTGAGGTGCTTGTTGGAAGATGGCACCTAAGTGATTTTCAGTTGTCAACCCTTTCCAGTGTTGAAAACCAATCATTTGGAATTTACTTAATTTTCCAGCCATGTCAATTTAAAATTAAAAATTAATATCTTATTTTCTTATACATCAAGTTCATAGCTAACCTTTGATTCTGGGTCATCACTAACACCTGATATGAAACTAAGACTTCCATCTGTATTTCTTCTAGTAGTGTTGATAGTGTGTTCCAGCTCTCTTAGGCTTTTCTTCACTTGTTTAGTAGCAGTTGGTTTAACTAGCTTATCTAAGTTTGTAAAGCCATCAGTCATAGTAAATAAGAGACCAATTTTCTTTAAGAAGTCTTGTCTATTATCTCTTTCATACTTCTGAATAGCTGTTAGATACTGCCCAGTTTCTGGGTCTTTGTAAACAGGTTTGCTGATTGAGTTATAGACCTTTTCTCTAGTAGTCTTATCTAACTCTAACCCTTTAAAGATTTCCTTCTCATCAAGAATAGACTTCTTTAACTCCTCTGCTTCCTTCTTTGTTCTTGCCTTTTCAGCTTCTTCCTCTGCTCTTGCTTCTGCAATCAAATCTTCATACTCTTGTTGAAAGTATTCTTTATTGCTTGCTAGTGCTTCCTTTGCATCTTCAACATCAGAGCCAGAGTTAAATGACTTTTGAGTCTCTCTTTGTGCTCTTTCTTTGCTAAATCCTCTATTAAGGAAGTCTTGAAAGATTAGTTGTTTTCTCAGCTTTTCTCCATTAGCTGACTCATCAGAGATAGCATCTTCTGTAATAGTATTAAGGTAGTTAATAGTACCTTCATACTTTCTTACTTCATCAGGTTCTACACCTACTTGCAATGCTTCATCAATTCTCTTCTGTCTTTCATCTAATTTAGCTTTAAGCTCATTCTCCATAGCTTCTGCAAAGTCTTCTGGAGTTTGAATCTTACTTAATGTTTCTTCATCAAGGGCTGAGAGAATACCTTCTTCTTTCAAAGCACTGGCAATGGAAGAGTAGAAGTTAGTTTTGGGAGAAGTACCAGTTTCTTCCTTAGAAGTGGTATCCTCTTTACCTTGTGTATCTACTTTCTCACTACCTACGCTCTCTGGTTTCTCAGTAAACAGTTCATCTGGGTTTACTTCTGGTACCTCAGTAGTTGGTTTTTCTTTATTTTCTTCCTCCTGTTGTTCAGGTGGAGTAACCTGTGTTTCTTCACTCCCATCACTAGTGAATAGGCTTTCAACCTCATCTGGTGATAGGATATTGTCCATGTCTAATCCTTCCATATAACTCTTCTCCTTTAATTAAACTATGCAAAGGTAAGTCAAAGTTCTGAACTGTGCAATACCTTAAGTCTAGTTGTAGTTTACATATAAATAAAATACTTATAGTATTAATGAAAGAGTAGGGTGTTGAGTTAATATTAACCACACCCTTAACTCTCATTATTCTATAGTCAATTCTATTGATTCTCCTATACTCTTAGCCTTTAATAACACAGTCATTAATTCATAGAATGCAGCTGTACTATTAATAACTTGACCTTTAACTTTATTCTCTCCAACAAGGATACAACCTAAAGTATCCTCAGCTTTATTACCTACATGAATAAGCACTCCTTCATAGCCTTTCACATTCTCTAGTCTAGGAAGTATGCCTTTATAAGGCTTAGCCCATGCTCTATCCTTGAACTTAGGACTTACAGTAGTCATATTAATACTATATGTACCTGTAGGAATTGCTGTTACCCCATACACCTTCTTAGCTTTAATCTCTTCAAGTGACATTTGACTTGTTAATCCTCTGTCCTGGTCTTCCAAAGTGTCACACTCATAAACACCATTTATGAAGAGTTTTCCAATAGTATATCTAGGTCCTTTAAATATTCTTCTTAATAATAGTTTCATTAACTGCCAGATTCTACTAATGTTATATTCTTTAATACATCACCTGAGATTACCTCACTACCAGACTGAGTTACAAACCCTGTCTTTGATACAGACCAAGTAACTGTATGTCCTTTAGCTGCCCTAATACTCTTAGTAGTTGAACCATTGATAACTACTGTGGCATCAGCAGGAGTAGGGTTAATTGCAAAGGTAAACTTATCTGTTATTATAGATACTAGTTTACTATTAACTCTTTGCTGAATATCTATAATCTTACCTTCAACACTAGCATCTCTAATCACTAGAATTTGACCTTCTGCAATTAAGTTAGGGTCTCCTTCAAATACATTATAACTAATTAATCTTCTCATTGTTATCTACTTTAATTTTAATATCCTCTTTAACTCCACCAAGCAAATCTTCAACTGCCTTATCATCAATATACACCCTTTTGTTGCACCCCTTGGCTAAGCAAACATCATTGACCATCTTACCAACTACTTTCCTTATCCTAATAAGCTCTAACCTGTTTTCCTCACTTATTTGAATGTACTCTTCTAATTGGTGTTTATAGTCAGTAACCAACTTCTTGTAGAACTCTAGTTGCTTCACAAGATTATCTAGTTGAGTTCCATCAACTTCTGCATTGGTTTTATTAACCTCAGCAGTATTCTTTCTTCTAGAAATCCATGCTGTAACTATAGTATTAACCAAGTTGGACCCAAGTACTAAACTAATAATCTGTATAGTATCCATTTCCATATTTATTTTATTATTTCTATAAATTTCTGTCTATCAGTTTCTACATAAGGATTATTCTCCTTAACAGTGATGTTAAGTACAGTATGTCGTTTCTGAAACCATCTAAACAAGAAGAACTTTTTAGGTGGTTTGATAGTTTCCTTCTTTGCATCTACAAACAGAAAACTCTCCAGTTTGAATCTAGGAGTTATTTTAATCTTATTAGGATAACTCATGATGATATGGTTATTAGCCCATTCATCCCCCATGATTGTATCTAACTTGAAGGAGTTTACAAATATAGTATCTGGTAGGGTTAAACTATCTGACTTTTCAATGTGAGATAACTTATACTGCATCTGTTTAATCTTACTATCTTTAATACCAAGCTCTTTTCTTACTTCATTCATCTTTTTAGTGATGGAATCATTGAAGTAATTAAGCTGTTCTATTGTTAGTTTATATACCTTAGTATCATTAGTTAAACCACTCAGTTCAGCATCATAAGCCTTGATATTCTCAATAGAAATTGAGTAATCTTTACTCAATTGCTGGTACTTACCATATAGCCAATACAGACTAACACCAGTTAATATAAGAACACCTATTAATATATAAACTAACTTCTTCATAACCTCTCTTAATTTAATGCAAACCTACTAAAAATAAATCACCTATACAATAGTATAAGTGATTTATTAGTATGAACCAAAACTCTTCTTTTTTTTTTAAAGAGAGTTTATAAAATTACTTATTATAGAAGACATATATTTATATCCATCATCAGTGGGGTGAACTATATCTGGAATGATTTTAGACATTCTAAAATCAGTTAATTTTTGTCCATTACTTAATACAGTATTATTAGGAACCTCTCTTTGGTATATAAGTGGAATAGTATTACTGTACCAATCTAACACTAAAACTCCCCACTTCAATCCAATATCTCTAACAGCTTGTCTAATATAAGGGTCTGAACCATAGGGAACCATAATACCTA